AGCGGCAGGGCTGGCAGCAGCGGCAGGGGCTGGCAGCAGCGGCAGGGGCTGGCGACGAGCGGCAGGGCTGGCAGCAGCGGCAGGGGCTGGCAGCAGCGGCAGGGGCTGGCGACGAGCGGCAGGGCTGGCGGCAGCGGCAGGGGCTGGCAGCAGCGGCAGAATACCCCCGAACGTGGAAACGCGCAGTATGCAACGCAGCACACAACACAATACCCCCGAACGTGGAAACGCTGGGGGACTCCGGCCGGGTCTGGCAGCCGCTGCCGATACCCCCGAACGTGGAAACCGCGGCAGCACCCCCGAACGTGGAAACGCTGGGGGACTCCGGCCGGGTCTGGCAGCCCCCGAACGTGGAAACGGTTATCGCCCGCGGCGGTTGCCCGCGTTCTCTATTGAGGCTGCCACGATTTTTGCGACTGCCGCGGAATCGTACTGGTCAAGAATCCAGCCCCAATCGTCTCCCGGTTTCAGACCCTGCCCCATGGCATGCCGCCAGATGACCCCTGCGATATCCTCCGCGGCGGCTGCCGCTGCCGCGGGCGGCTGGCCTACCGTATGGGGCGCGGCCTGGGAGCATGCCCAGTCGAATAGCTCCGGCAAACTGCTGATGATGTGTTGCATGCCCGCATTCTACCCGGCCCGACAATCGAGCGCCACCCCCGAACGTGGAAACCGACAAATTCTCACAAAACCAAATGTCCACCAGACCCCCGAACGTGGAAACCAGCGAGGAAACAGCCCAAAAATATTTTTCCAGTTAAGGTATTGACCCGCTCTAAGACGATGCTAGGATATGTGTGTGCGACAGAGACACCCCGAACGAGGAAACGAGAGAATGACCCCGACCGTCACCTACCGCATGATCAAAATCCAAGACCCCCGCAGCCCTGGCTTTTTCTGGTACGAGATCGAATCCCGCACCCCCGCCGGCGAAACTCACACGGTTGCCGTGTGCGACACTCGCGAGGAAGCAAAGGAGACGATTGCCGCCATGCGGGCGGCTGTTCAATGCTCTTGATTGGCTACCCACCAAGAAATCAGAACCCGGCGCGTTGCCGGCGGCCGGATGGATCGACAGACCCCTTCTTAGGAACCCAAACAATGCCCCGCCTGGAACGAGAGCTGCTTGAAGAATGCCGCACCATTGCTGCCCACTCCGGCGCGGCGCTGGTCGATGTGCTGCGCGACTGCCACCGATTTTGGATTACCGCCGGTCGGTCGATACAGCCGCGGGGGTGGGTGGCCCGCGCCAACGCTGCCAAACGGCTCCTCGCTCGTCACAGTGAGCAGCAGCAGGCAGTCTAGTCAACCGACCGACAATATGCCTGGGGCGCGTTGCCCCGGCCGCCAGTGGATCGATAGACCCCCCGCAGAAGGAAACGAGAAAATGACCACCTATAAAATCGTGCGTATGTATCTGCGTGACGACCAGCGCTCCCGCACACTCCGGCGCGGCCTGACGCTGGAGGCAGCGCAGGCACACTGCCGCACCCCCGAGGCATCGAGCAGCAGGGCGACAAGTGCCGCCGCTCGTCGCCGCACCGCGGCCCGCGGGCCTTGGTTCGATGGATATGACGTTGACCGTTGACCCCCCGCTCCCCCGGCCCCGGCAACCGCCGGCAGCCGGGACTGCGGGCGGCCACCGTGGCCCCCCGACCGTGAGAACCCTAAACCCCCGTAGAAGGAAACGACAAATGAGCGCTATAGCCGATGCGATGGTTGAAGTGATCGAGGCCGGAGTTGTGCCGGTTTTTTGCCCCGATTATTGCCCCGACCTAGAGCAAGATGGAGAGCATGGGTTGGTGTGGGTGACGATCACCACCCGCTTTGGAGAACCGCTGCGGCTTTCCGGCCTGCTGCCGGAGGACGCGGACGACTACCTCGAATCCTGCGGCACAGACAACGAGGTTGGGCAGTCGATGCAGATGATTCTGGATTGCGACCACATGCGCAGTTGCATGGGTGCTGACGGGCAGGACACCCCGAACGATTACGAATGCACCCACTGCGGAAAAACCTGGAACGCCTACAACACGACCAACAACCGCTCCGGCCGCCGCAGCCCCTGCCCGTCATGCCGGGAGATGTGCCGGCCGACTGCCGCCAGCCAACAGGCATACCGGGAGAGCATGTACAGCTAGACCCCCTCGGCGCGTTGCCGGCGGGACGATTTTGGACGACACTGCACATGACCCCCGAACGGGGGAACCTTAAGGGAGAGATGATCATGGAACTGATTTTGACGGAATGCGGAAGCGGCTTCCCGCGCGTCGGTGAGTTGGTCGGGCGCTGGCACGACGGGGAGGCCCGCGTGTGGCTGATCACGTCGGGCGGACGGATCACCACCGGGCAGGCTGGCAGCGGCCAGCCGAACACCTGCGAGGCCGAGGGCGAGGAATTGAGTCAGCAGCAAATTGAGGCAGCAGCAGCCCGCGGGCAGATCGATCTGGACGATCCGCAGGGATTCCTGGGGCTGCGATCAGTGTCGGTCAAACCAGCAGGCGACGACGCCTGACGACCCCCCGCTCCCCCCGGCCGGCGAAACGCTGGTCGGGGACTGCGGGCGGCCGACCGGCAGCCTGGAACGATTACCCCCGAACGAGGAAACGAGCATGAACACGACCATAGAACCGAATGCCCGATCTGCTGGTGAACTGCGGCGCGACCTGGGCGAGGCTCTCGCGCTGCTGCGTGAGATTGTCGACATGGAACGGGTGATGATGGACAAAAACGACAACGCTTCTCAGGAGGAGTTTCAGAAGGCCGCCGATGCGTTCTACGCAAAAATCGACACCGCGGCAGAGTTCATTGACCTCGTTGCCGAACCGATCACGCTCAATGTCACCGGCGGCAAACTGACTCTGATCGATTTTGACCTGCGCTACTGCTGGTTTCTGGATGACACCGACACCGGCGTGTCGGGCCTGACAGTCGATGAGGCTCGAACGGCAGCCTACGCCGCGTGGCCGGAGGCGCACGACCTCAACCTGTAACGCGACCCGACCGCACCCCCCGACCGTGGCAACACGCGGGGGAGACGGTCGGGCCGTGTGGCCCGACGATGGACGATTACCCCCGTAGAAGGAAACGAGAACATGACCGCAATCAGCATTTCGATCTGCCCCACCGACCTGGAATTCCGCAACGGCGATATGTACGACCAGCAGTCGCTGCTGGAGGCTATTCGGGATTTTGCGACCGCTCACCACCCCGACGCCACGATCACCTGCCTTCAGATCGGCCATCGGCAGGGCGATTCTTGGGCGACGGTCGATGGGGACGACGAGGCCGGGCAGGCGCTGATGGAGGATTTCTGGGCGGCCCGCGGGAGCGATGCCGATCTGTTTTCCGCCACGCCCACAGTGTCGCTTGGGGATTACGCCAACGCCCGCGGCTGCGTTGTGGTGTTCGTGGCTGGTGTCGGCTGCCCGGCCGGCGAGTATTTTGCCGCTGGCGATCCCAGCGACAGCGTTGACAGTCTGCTTGAAAACCTCGCGATCCAAGGTGGCACTGTCGATTCCAGCGGCGACTGGCACTGGGACGGCAGCGGCAATCCGACCGATTACCGCGGCAACACGATTTACAAAATCCACGCCTATATCGACGCCAAGAAATGGGCCAGCCTCACTGAAGACTCGGCAGTTTGACCTGACCCCCGAACGACGAAACGGATTCACTTCACACCCTGCCGCCCCCGAGCGGCGAAACGAGAGGAGCCTGACCATGGAACAGCAGACGAAAACAGACTGGGAACAGGTGGGGCGCAGCCTCGGCCCACACGTCGGCCGATTGACCCTGCGAACCACGCTTGAAGCGGCTGGCCTGGTGGTCAACACCCCCGACTACCAGCGGGTGCTGGCGGCCATTCAGCGGGGGCAGAATGCGAAGCGGCGTGAGCTTGAGGCGGCGCAGGCAGCCCGCGAGGAGGCCCGCCTGGCACCCTATCGCGAGGAGGCGCGTGCCAATGTCCTCGCATGGGGATGCTGGGAGGAGGACGGCCCAGAGGGCAACCTAGAGGCGTTCCTGGAGGATTGCCGGGAGGAGGCTAGCCGCATGGCCGACGAGGCCGAGCAGGTTGCCGCAGAGGCAGAGGAGACTGCCCAGCGGGAGGCTGCCGAACTGCTGCACTACCAGCGGTCGGTGGCCGCCATCAACGCCGCTTGCGGGGCGGCCGCCGCGGCATGCCTGGAGGCAGGCTGGCGGCTGGAGCCTCGGCGGGGCGGCAGTGAATTGTCCTGCTATTTCCACGCCTGCCGACTGGACGAAAACGGCGACGAAGACCTGGTGCTGACGGTGCGAATAAGCGATCACTACGCACCCAATGGCAGCGGCTGGAACGAGTCTGCGCAGACGCAGCACGACCGGCCCGACGTAAACATCGTGATGAGCAGCAGCTATTCGTTCACCTTGGAGCGACTGCTGGAGCGACTTGACTGACCCCCGACCGTGGAAACGAGCGATCCCCTAACCCCCGAACGAGGAAACGCGACGATGGCAATTCAAATTCTGCTTGGTGATCGTGAAGGCGCAGCGATTGGAGTCTATGTCGATTCCTGCTGCGGACGATGCGGCTACGGGTCAGACCGCGGAGACGAATCTCCGGTGGCCCTGGCTTCAGCGAAGGATGTTCTCAATGGCGAGGTGCTTTGCCTGCGGTGCTTTGCTGAGGAGATCGGCGACAGGCTGAGTGCAACCCACAAACTCTGACTCAAGCCTTGACACATAAACTGTCGATCCGTAGCCTACACGCCTGGGGGTCATGCCGCCGACCCCGAGCGTAGAAACCCCGTGCGGCGAAACGAGAACGATGATGGCAAAGAAAAAGGCGGCTCCAGCCAAATTTGGCTATTACTACGAAACGACTCCCTACGGAGTCGAGCAGAAGGGAAAGAAGTTTGCTGTAGTGCAGTCATGGTGGGGCAAGACGATTTCCATTCACGGCACAAAGGAACTGGCCGAAGAGGCTTGCGTGGAGGAGGCGAGAACGCGCGGATGCCTCCAGCGAATCAGATACAAAATCACACCCCGAACGTAGAAACGAGAGATCCGAAGTGAACTTGAACATTCGACTGACAGCCATGGAAGCCGAGGCTCTTCGGCGAGCGTTGGCAGGGTTGGTGGCAGATGAGCGTCAGCGTTTTTGGGGAAGGACTCGAGCCAGCAGGATCGAGCTTGCCGCCGTGAGCCTCTACGAAAAAATCTTTGATCGACACCCGTCCGACTCCAAGGAACCCCGACCATGACAAACCGAATTTCCATGTATGAGGCTGGCTGGTTGACGTTTTTGGTCAAGGCCAATTTGACTACCGAGCAACACGCCCGCGAAGCGATGAAGCGGGCGGCAGTGTCGATTGCAGAGCGGTTGAATCATCGCAGGATCGATAGACTTCCCACCAACAGAAAGGGTCAAGAATGACCACCACCCCTGTTTTCGTCGCCTACGTCAGCAAGTCCGAACGTGGCATCCGGCCGGTCATCCGCGAGTTGCGGCGGGGCGTCATCGTCACCGATGGCATCGAGCATGTCTTCTATCTGGATTCTCTCGGCAACGTCGCCAGCGTTTTCGTGTCGTTCGAGCAGGTGTTCACCACCCGACGCGAGGCTTGCCGGTTCCTGGCCGCCGAGGTGCGGCGGGAAATCGAATTGCTCAGGGTCGAGGCCGACCAGTTGGAGTTCGCGATATGAAAAAAATCTGGGACGAATGGATTCGCGCCTTGGTTCTGATTCGTTTTGGGCAGGAACTCGGCCAGTCAGGACGACTAGCCGAGACGATTGCGGGCGTCTTAGACATGATCCTGAAGCTAGGGTCGTAGCGGCGTTGCCCGCCGCCGCTGTGACCCGTACAATGACAGACCTACCACCACCCCCGTATATGGGAACGACATGTTCACTGATTACCTGACGATTGACCAAGCCTCCAAAGCGGTCGGATGCACCCGCAGGACGCTGTATCGCATCATCGAGAAGTTTGCCCCTGGCGAGGTCGTCACGCCGGCATTCGGGCGGCAACTGATTCACATCTCGAAGCTGCCAGCGCTGCGCGAAAACTACTTCCCGTTTGGCAGCGAGCGCCGGTCGGCGGCGGCCAAGATTTGGGGGAAGGGAGGCGGGACGCAGAAAAAGATCAACCTGGAGGGTGCAGGGTCTTCGCGGAGTGGCACCGCAGGCAAAGCAGTTGCAGGCCCGAAAGGCCGGCGGCGGTCGCCGGCTCGTTGAGAGCCTTCTCCTCGATATGGTCGATCTGCGCGTCTTTCGGCCCGTTGCAGATTCGACCGCATTCCTGGCACACCCCCTCGTCCCTGGCGATCACGGCCAGCCGCAGTCGCTGCCACGCGGCAGTACAGTAGCCGCGGGCGGCGGCGGTCGGCCGGTGGCCGTCTCGCCGGCCGACGCGAGGCGGCCTATACGGCTGGGGGCGTCTGGGCATCGCGGCACCACCCTGCGATAAGAACCTCGTTGGCGCGGCGCTTCTCGACCCAGCGCACAATCGCGTTGACGACCAACTGCACCAAAATCGACATGATAAACGTGGCGATGATCGATCCGTACTGATCCCGTACCCGTCGATTCATTCGAGCCTTCAACACCTCGGCCCGGCGGGACGGCGGGGCGTCGGCAGGCCATTCTTCGACCGCCATCTCGACCAGACGGTCGCGCAGCCCCCCGTGCATGGAAACGCGAGCGGGGGACGATTCGGCCACGAAGTTCTTCAGCGTTTGATAACGACTGGCGGGCATGTCCCGGTCGGGCATGGTACGGCTCCCTTCTTTTTGCATCCGCAGGACTCTGGGCAGCGGCAGTTCACTAGAGCGATGCCGTCCCCAGATTTCTCCTTCCCCGTACCGTTGCACTTGCAGCCCTCCACGCAGCCCTTTTCGGGCGTCACGGGCTTGGGCGGCGCACCGGCCGTCAGCAGGGCGTAATGGCCGGAAACGGCCACCCACGGGGCCAGATCGAGGTGCTGGGCCGCCGGCGTACACCCGAGCGACGAAACGACAGCGAGAGCGACGATCCAGCGCATCAGATATGCCCCCTGGCACCGTAGGTGTGCAGCTTCGGCCGGGGCCAGCCGGCAATGCTCGAGAATGCGATCAGTCGGCAGCGGTCGATCGTGGAGGCCAGCGCCCAGTAGGCTCCCTCTGGGATCAGCAGATCGGTGCCGCGCACTTTTCGCGGGCCGGAGTTCCACTTGCTACCCCAGTTGTTGAGCCACAATACAAGCGCTTGACCATACTTGGAAACAGTCTCAGGACGGTCGTCGTAACCGACGAGCGATTGCGAGTGCTGCCATGTGCCAACCTGCCTGCTGTAGCCATCCTCGTTTCTGGTGTCCTCAAAGCCGAGCGCCGAGCATGTATTAACACCATACCCCGCGGCCAGAAAGTCACGCACCTGCTCGCGGCCGTTCAACACCGTGGCGGTGCGGGCCTTGTGCAGGAAAGCCTCGGCGGCAATGAATGAGTTGGGTTGCTTTGACCCGTACAGCCGCAGGTTACTGTCGCTGTACTTTGTCAGGTCGATCTTCAAGTCGGGGTATGGCTTGCGAACAAGGAAACCCTTGGTTGTTGCCACCTGCGCGGCGTCGGCACAGCTCCAGCCGTCCCCGTCATATCCACGCCACCACCATAGCGACTCACATGAGATCGGCACGTTTTCGATTGCGGCGGGGGACAGTTCAGGAATGCCTTCGGGGCGGCCCGTCTCTTCGTCGGGTAGACCGTTGACCACCTCGCAGCACATCGACAGCAGTACGGAATTCGCCGTGCCATGCGCTACGCAGTCGCCAATAACCTGCGCCGGCCCCGGCCAGCAGCCTGGGAAGACACGCTCAACCGACAGCCACGGGGTGGACAGCTTGCCTTTGCCGGCCTCAGCCAGCCCCCATTCGTAGGCCACGCGGCCACCGTCAGGATCGCCGCCTGCCCGCATGATGGAGTCGCACAGCACCTCATGCGCTCGAGGATCGAACCGGCAGCCGACGAGGCCAGCAGAATACGCTATCTTCGGGTCGAAACTACTCGCCATGGATCGCAAGCCTCCACGCGAGAGCCTTGCAACAGCGGATGTATCGATCGGCCAGCGCCGAATCGACCGACTTCACGTCGGCATCCCCGGCCGCGGCAATGAATGCGGCGTCGATCTTGTCGCCCAGCCCCGGCACCTTGCCGACGTTCTTTTGCTCAATCGCCAGATCAAGGCTGCCAGCGTGGAAGCGGGCGAACTTCTCTGAGGTGTCGATCAGCCGACTGGGGCGGGTGCCGTCGTTACGGATGATGCTGCCCAGTGCGTCATAGAACGCAGAGTAGTACTGCCGATCCGCCGGAGCGATGTCATTGATGGGGATGTCGGCCGTCCACTTCATCGCCTCGTCGTCGGGACGCTGGATTGAAACGCCGTCCTGCGATGGCGTCAGCCACTTGAGGGAGTCGATCTTCCCCCGCCATGCAAACACGAGCATAACGGCCACGATAGCGATCCTTAAACGGGCATTCACGGCTTGTCTGAGCCTCCAACGAGGGCGAGGGTCAACGTGTCAATTGCCGCCTTCTGCGGGTCAAGGAGCAACTCTGTCTTCAAGAGCCTGGTGCGCACGTTGGCGAGGTCGGCAATGGCTTCGTGATACGAACCCGTCTCTGCGGCGGGGGCGGGCGTATGCGGCGTAACAAGCTTGTCGGCCACCGCCCCACCAACTCCGGCGGCTGCCTTCTCAAACAGGCCGGAGAGGTGGGGCCAAAAGGCGACAACCGCAGCCAAGGCCGAAATGGCGATCTGCTCAAAAGTCATTTCTTCGGCCCCTCCACTTGCGCCACGATCCAGTCAAAGAATGCCGTACCCTCTGGCGACTTCAGAATCGCTTCAAGGTGTTCCAGGGCTTCGTCGTCCAAGTGTGTTGCCGACTTGCCGGCAGCCCACAGGCAGGTGTCAAGAAACGCCACCGCGCGAGCGTGTGCGTCGGGGGCGGCCATCACCTGCTGGAGACGCAGTAGCAGCGGCCCCCAGTCGGACAGCAACTTGATCTTTTCAAATGTGCTGAGTCCAGCACCGAACTGTTCGTCGTCAAATTGTTCGTTCACTTATTCGCCTCCTTGCGAATCTGTTTTGCACGGGCATCGGCCAGGAATTTCGTATACGCAGCGGACTTTTTGCTTGTGACTTTGCCCCAATGGCTGGGGGGCTGTTCTGGAACCCGCGAGATGAGCGGGGTGGAGTCGTCACCGTAGGACAACGGAGTCAGAATGTCGGATTCGTCATTCTGGAGGGTGGACAAGGTATTGCATCCAATCGTAAATCTCATCAAAGGCCATACGGCCGGCGATCTTGGCTACATCAGTCTGCATTTGCTTCGGCAGAATCCAAAGCTCCTGCTCAAGCACTTTCTCGCCGGATGTGAGGACAAGGGTAGCCTGCGTTTTCGTGATAGTCAGCGTGACTTCCGCAAGCATGCATATTGTCCTCCAGTAGTCATTCTACCCGATGGGCAGCGTCGATGCGGCGGTCACGCTCCACCTGCGTCCACTGCGACTTTATCGCCGTTTTCGCCAGCATGATCTGCTCCGGCGTCGGAATGTAAACCTCGACCTGCCGGGGGTAGGGGAGCTTCATCTGCGCCGCCGCGGCGGCAAGCTGCGCTTCCGAAAACCCCATCTCGTCGCAGATTTCGTCTTCAAGCGAGTCGCTCTTCCACAGTCGCTGTAGCTTCTGCTTCTGGCGGGTCGATAAGTCCATCAACCCTCCCTAATCAGTGCCGCATAACGGCTACCAGGGTTCAGATACATCCGCACCCACGGGTATCCGCCGTCTGTCTTGTCGGCGATCGACTTGTGCAGGCAGACATGCTCGCAGTCCTCGCCGGAATACTTGCCCAACAACCAGTAGCGGGTCTTGTAGACGGCCAGCCCGCCAAAACAAGAGTTCATCGGCTGCACGGGTGCGGCGACCGGCGGCAAGAACATCGAGAACCACCCCAGGCCGATTTCCTCGCGACGATCCTCCCACCAGCAGACAGGCCGGGCGGCCCACGAATCGTAGTGAGCGATCTGCGCCCTTTCTGGCTTGCCAGCCTCCTGCGTCAGGTAGAGCGAGTAGCTCCCCATGCCGTAGGCCGAAGGGGTCGCGTCCAACTGAGCGATCGAGTTGAAAATGCCATCGACGCTGAAGCCCCCCTCTGGGTCAACGTCCAGCACGATCACATAGTCGGCATGTGGGGCGTTTTCCCTGACCCATTCCATGCACTTCTGCCGGTACTCTGCGAGCGCCTCAGTTCGCGGGCCGGCGAACTCCCCCGGCAGGTGCGGCCGGTTGAGCGTGGCATGCTCAACCGTCATGTAGCCGTTGGCCGCGGCGTGAGCGTCAAGCATCTCGGCGGTGCCGTCGTCCGAATCGTTCTCAAAAACGTACCAGTGCGGCTTCGCCGGCCCGAGGCAAGACAGCGACCGGAACTGCTCCACAAGCGCCAGCGTGTTGGGCAACATGCGGGCGGCGTTCCTGGCGATCGACACGATGACGATGCTGCTGCACAAAGCAGTGTTCATCCCCTCGGCCACCGCATCGCGGTAGTCCTCAATGTACTTGTCGTCGATATTCCAGAAGTCTTCGGGGCAGATTGTCGGCTTCATATGAAACACCTCTTTTTGAGTTCGTCGGCACGATTGGGCCACTGCGTGGCGTGGAAAAAGTAGGATGCGTCTGCGACTTGCTTTGGCGTTCCAGCCCCAGGCCACCCCCTCTTGTCGTTGAGGTGTGGGTTCCACACAAGATGCAGGTCGCGGTTGCAATGCACCGTGTTGGCATACAGGTCGATGAACGCTGCCTGCTCCCACCAGTGGTCTGCTCGAGGGGCGTCAGTGTGGTTCCAGATACGCTCAAGCATGTCTGATACTTTGCAGCCAGCGGCATCCCCCTTGACCAGCCAGACGCCGCAATTCGGCACGGCCCCGTCTGCGGTCTGGTGGGTCACGCAGTTAAACGGCCGGCGGCCAGCCGCATGCGACAAAATGTCGATGTACGGGTCAACGATCCCCACGTCGGCATCAAGCCACAGGGCTACGTCGTAGCCAGTCGGTGTGCTGTATTCCCGGCGAATCTTGTAAACGATCGCATCCTGAATCGCCTTGACCTTGAACCAGCTTGCATGTCGGCCGTCGTCAACCTTCTTGAACGTCTCGCGAGTCGGACACCACAGGTCGTAGCCATGCAACCTGGCATACGCCTCCTTACCCGGCAGCGTGATCCGGTGAAGCTCTTCGTTCTCCTCCCCCCACCCGTAGGTGATCAGCAGTTTGTTCATGGCTTTCTCAACAGAAACGACGTGTACCCGTCCATGGCGATGCCGTGCATCGGAATGCCTTTGTCGGCCATGAACTCATCCACCGCGGCCTTGACCCCCATGTGGTTGTAGTACTCGGCGTTGACTACCTTGGCCGGATTGACTGAGTAGTCATGTCCCCCGAGGTAACCGCCGCGGCGAAGGCAACGCCAGGCTTCCTTCAGGTCGGCCTTGACGGCCGGGTAGCTGTGGTCGGCGTCGATGTAGATGAAATCAAAGGTGGCGCTGCCCTGCATCGCGAACCAGTCGGTGGTGGAGTACCTGTAGCCAGTAATTGACGGCCCCGCCAGACCCCTGCCAGAAAAACGATCATGCACCATCCCTAGAAGCTCGTCGCCTTTCTTAAACGTCCGCGGGTTGCCGCCGTTCTCATCTGCCGAAAAACAGTTGTCGGGCCAAAGGTCAACCATCTCGAAAAACTTTGGCTGGCATCGGGCCACAATCTCCGCAGCGAAGTCGCCTGCGAACACGCCAAGCTCTGCTACCGTCCCGCCCTTGGGCAAATAATCAAGCATCGCTAGGCGGTTCCCAAACGCTTCGGTGTAGCAGTGGTTATTCGATTGCATGTCCATCACAACCTCCCCAGGAACTGGCGGGCATCCTCGGCCGACCGCACAACGGAGCAGTGGCAGCCGGCCGCCATAAGCTGCGCCATGACACGCACCTGCACCGGCGTCGGCTTGCCCCCCGGCCGCTTCACCTCCATCCAGACGGCGCGGCCGTCTTTGATGCAGATAACGTCGGGCAGCCCGGCCAGCGAATACGCCGAGCCATGGTTTTTTGCGCACCACCACCCCAGTTTGCGGGCGACATCCATGACGCTCTTGACGATCACACGCTCAAGAGGGGCGCTTTGCATGCTTGTATTATGACGGCAAGTAGCCTACGGATCAAGAGTAGGCGTCGGGGCCAAACAAATCTTTGCTGGTCACCAGGGCGACCTCCTGCCGGCTGTCTGCGGTGCGGCGGTTCCGCTCCACGTCAGCACTCCACTTTGCCCTGCATATAGCCGCCCGCTCCTCAATCTGGGCCTCGGTGGGGTCATCCACGCACCAGCCGTTGTACTGCTCGTCTACCTGCCTGTCGGCCCGCTTCGGCAGGGCATATATACCCTTGAGCCGCCAGAGCGTAGGGACGCTGCACCCAAGCTCACGGGCGATATCCTCCGGCCTCTTCGTCTCGTCGTTCCACAGCCGGAACAACAGCGGCACCGACACGCTCTCCTTAAATCGCAGAATCCTGCCCAAGATATCCTCCTAGAAGTCGTAGCATGCATGCACTGGCTCTCGAGCAAACGCCCGATCGCTGTCCCAATCACGCCGCAGGGCGGCGGCCCTCTCCTCAATCTCCTGCCTCGTCGGGTCTGGGATCGCCACCCCAGCGTTGGCCCGCCGGTAATAGGGCGAGTTGAGCCTGGGCGGCAGCCCCTCCCTCTTGGCAATATCGGACAGCGAATTCGGGTGGATGCCAGCCTCCTCTGCAATGTCGGCGTTGGTCAGATCGTCCCTGCCCCACAGGGCTTTAATTGCCGCGACAATCTCGCGTTTGCGTCCCTTCTGAGTCACTCTTCATCTCCTATGATTGTCACCGTCTCCTCCTGCGTGATCCCGTACACACGAAGCAAAAACTTCACCCTCTGCTCTGGCAATGTCTCGGCCAGAAACCGACGCACCGCCGCACAGACGGCTTTTTCTTGTTCTGGTGTCATCGGCGTTTGTCCAACAGGACAACGATGATGCCGAGAGCGGCCACCGCCACCATCGTCACGCCGCTGACAATGAGCGACTTGATGTACCAGTCTAAATACATTGCCCAGGTCATTTGTCACCTCCGATCGCTGCGCCACACGATCCGCAAAGAGGCAGAGCGCATGGGAAACCTTTGCCATCAAAATAAAAAACGGCGTGAAACATGGTGAGAAAACATTGATACCCACAGATCAAGCAGTGCGAACCGTCCGCAGCGGTTTCCGCCCATGCAAAAGTGCCACTCACAACCAGTTGCGCAATGTCGCTCACTCCCCACCTCCCAGCCGCTTCAGCATGGATTCCAGTAGCAAGAATGATGCAGAAGACGGCAGCATCCAACTTAAAGCGTTCCTGATTGCCGTCCGCTCCTCCCGCCGCAGCCGCAGCCGCTCCACCTCGCTGCGGAGCGCGGCGTTCTCGCTCGCAGCCTTTTGCAGCGCGTCGGCCAAAATCGCATTCCCCTGAGCCGAAAGACCGTAGACCTTGTGCCGTAACTCTTCCCACGCATCGCTAGCGTCTGGCGTTGCCTGTTGCTCAGGCGTCACGCGGCGGCGGTAGCGTTTACCTGAGAAGAGAGAGTCGCGGACGATACTCCCCGCAGAAAACTTTGGGACGCAACTCCAGTCCTCCGGCGTAGAAATGTAGGCCCATTCATCACCATCACGCAGGACTGCCCCTTGATGAAGAAAGTCCCACTTAGGGCCAACGTCAGGCTCCTGTCGCTCCCCGCTACACGTCGCCGCGTCGTGTCGCGGTTCCGCAGAAACGGCGACAGGTGGCGGTGAGCGGTAGAGCGGAACAACGCGGCCTTCAAAGCCTTGATCTTTGCCGGGAAGTTCGCTGCACATTTTTGCGTAGTATTGCGCGTCCGCGACACGAAGAAATAATTCCTCTACGATGCCGTCATCGTATTCGACCGCCCACGCCACTGGCGTCGGCTCAACGGCAGGAACGGCAACCATATCGGCCCACTGCTTGTCGATCTGATCTGCCATCGCAGTAAGCATGCGGCACTGCATGCGGTTCACCTGCCGCATGAATTGTCCCCACGCTTGGCGGGCGTCTTCGGCTACTTTCGGGTCAAGCATGTGTGATCCTTCTTGCATGAGCCGGCCGGCTCTGTGTCGTTTCTGGATGTTCAACCTTGAAAACGTGCCACCATCGCTTCTTTATGCCGATCGGCAAAAAGGACAACGGATTGCAAGCCACGCACAGATCGACGTATTGCCAGTACATTTCCTCGCGCCGTTCTGGCGTTGCGTCAGGCGGGTATGGCCTCATAGGCGGAATGTAAACCATGCGTTGCACTTTCCTCGTTGCTACCTATTTCCGACGCCGGAAAAGGGCTGGGTGCCGGAATCGAACCAACGTCTGCGGGGTTATCTTTCCCGCCGCTCTGCCAACTGAGCTAACCCAGCCATGCACGCTAACACCGTCAATGTTCTAGTGCAGCGGCGGCGGGGTGCCGCACAAAAGCCGAAGCCGCACACCCCGCCGCAGCGCCGCCGGTCGTTCGCCCCCCGGCTCTAGACATTCCAGCGGGCTACTTAACCGTTGCTTGTTCATCTGACTCATCGCCTGCCGGCTCCGATCGCTGCGCCAGCATCCACATGATTTGATTTTCCCCTGCCGCAGGTCGCAGCCCCTGACGACCTTCGTTGTCCCGCAGTCACACCGGCAACGCCACGCCGGTATCTTCGGCTCGCCGGCCACGCGGGCCAGCACCGTGAACCGACCGCATCGCATGCCTGCCATGTCAATCGTCATCTGCGGCCTCCTCGGCCAGCACAGCATCTGCAATCTGCTGGAGGGCGTGCGCCACGACTCGCCTGGTGATCGCTGCGCTGGCAACGATCAATGCCGCCCCCGTCGCCAACAAGCAGACGCCGAATGCAATATCGGACAGCCTCATTTCAGCACCTCCAGAACTGCCGTCAGGATCGGATGCCGCACAATCGCAGAACCGTCGAATTCGTAGAGGCCGATGCCAGCGATCGGACGCAGCTTCTTGACCACCTGCCCAAGCGCCTGCTGGCTGGCCGGCAGGTCGGACTGCGTCAGATCGCCGGTGATGATCAATTGCGATCCTTTTCCGAGCCGACTGATCACCAGCCGCAGTTGCTGCGAGGTGCAGTTTTGGGCCTCGTCAAGGATTACGATCGCGTCGTCAAATGTCCTGCCCCGTAGATAGGCAATCGGGGCAATCGTGATCGCTGCATTGAGTTGATCGCGGCGGCGGCCGACACGGCCTGCCACCTTCTCAAAAACGTCGTAGATCGGTGCGAGGTACGGGGCAGCCTTCTCTTCATACGTCCCCGGCAGATACCCCAGCGACTCGCCGGCCTCGACCACCGGCCGGGTCAGCACGACTCGTTCCACCTGGGCGTCGGCCACCATGCGGGCGGCGTGTGTGCAGGCGATGTGAGTTTTCCCCGTCCCGGCGGGGCCGACGAGGAACGTGATCACGCACTCGCGGATCAGCCGTGCCGCGGCGTCCTGCTGCCGGTTCAGTGGCGAGGTGGCGGCCAAGTCCTGCATGCATGCATCGCTTGCAGTGATTGGCCGCCGCGGCTTTTTTGTCTTGGTGTGTTTTTTCATTGTTGCCGTGTGTCAGACCCAGCCAGCCAGGCACGCGCTGCGGGAGAGAGCGCTGCTGCATGCCTGGCGGCCGGGCGGGAGAAACCAACGCAATAAATATGACGGTGGGTAGCCTACCAGTCAAGAGCGGTCACGGTCGCTTTCTCCCATGATCGCCTGAGTGTCGCGATGTGAGCCTCAATTGCCTCTGCCGCCAGCAACGCAGAAAACTGCATACCGCGGCAGCGTCCGTTATCCTTGGCCCAAATGGCTGCCTCGTTCTTCGCAGCCGCCGCCACCGCTTCCCACTGCATGCAAAGCTGTTCTAGTCCACCGGGCATGCTGTCCACGTCCCTTCGTCGCAAAGAAAATAGGTCGCGCTGGTGCAGCCAGCCCCTCTGGCGACGTTAAGCATGGTGATTCTGAACACAGCTACGGGCGCATCAAGAACGAGCCAGCCATCGTCAGCCAGAGCTTTCGCCCCAAGCTTCGCATTCCCTTGGCTGCGGTGTGCCGGGAGGGTGTACGCTTCCAGCGTCATGTAGTCGATCTGAGTGCCTGGGTCAGTCCACATCTCCGATCGCGTCCACGACACGATCTCCCCATGCTCGACCACCAGAGCAATCTTGCCAGCCCCTTGAAGGTTGCAATTTTGGATGGCCCGCTGGAAGTCAGACCCGTCTCTGGTCATGTGCCTGGCGATCCAACGTCGCTGCACAGAGTCCAGCGAGTCGGTGAACAGGACGGTTACGGTCGGTGTCATGTCATCCTCACAAACAAGGGGCCGTTCTCTCCGACATACGCACCGAGCGTGTTGAACTCCAGAAACTCTTGCGCCTCTTCCGCGGTCATGCCGTCGCGTGTGACCAGATGATCGATGCACTTCTGTATGTCGTAGACCGCCACCGCGGGGTGGTGGTGGTTCACCGTGAAACCGATGATCGCCGGCTCGAGGCCGTCAGCCAGGAGGGCGTCAGGGTTGATCTCGGCTAAGTATTCAGTTGCAGACATTTGCCACCTCCCCACTGCGTTGCCATGGCTGCTGCCCAGCCTGCGTAGGTTTCGCTTCTGATCTTCCACCTGTCCTCTGAGGGAGGTTCTTTGTTCTGGCCTCCGGCCGTCTGATTGCCCCACCGAAACGCATAGCTCCTGCCATCAGCAGACCCCTCCAGCCGGGGGGGGGCTAGCGATGTTGGCAAAAGCTTGGGCAGGTTTTTAAGCCAGAGGCATGTCCTCTTGCTGGCGTCCTCGCCGTATTCGTATGGCTGAATGAACTGGTCAGGCTCGCGCCATCGGCTCGACAGAACGCCGATCGGGTTCTCAATGGCAATCCGTTCAATCGGGGCAGTCGCCAGCGACATGACGAACTCAACGGCCTTCTCACGAGCGTCCCGCCGGGCTTGGCCGATCAGCGTCCCTGGCTTCATCTTCTTGGTCTGCACGTCACGGTAGGCCCACTCTGCTGCGATCGTGAGGAACGTGCATGGCGGGTGGGCGATCATCAAGTCCCACCCGTCGCCAATGATGTCCATCACGTCGCCCTGGTAGTGAGGGCCGATACTGTCGGTGGGTAGCAAATCGCAGCTAAGAGCGTCGTGGCCGGCGGCCAAAAACGCATCCCTGACACGGCCGCTGTATTCGCAGGCAACAAGGACTTTCATTTCCCCTCCTCCGGCAGCGGCGGCAGCGGCATCCAGTGGGTGACATCTTTCAGGTCAACAGAGCCGGCCCAGCCCACGTTGTGTCTTTTTTCTTTGAAAACCATCCACCAAGGCTCGTCGCAATCGTCCTCAGACCCAGGGAGCCGAATCTCACCTGCTGAAACTGAACCGCCAGTCGCCACAAGCACTGTTTCGTATTCGGTCGGCAGCCGTTCGCTTACGGGAATCCAGTTCATTTCGTCTTCTCCGTAAAAAGGATGCGAATCGTCCACTCTGGATAATGCCAGCTTGTCTTCGACACATCGACATTGCAGTCCAACTCGGCACGAAGGTTTGCGACAGCAGCAGGAAGTCTGGCGTCATTGAACTCAAGGTACGGCTCAAAAACGTAAGCCAGCTTGCCGTCAATATGCGTCTTTCCTGCGTGGTCAAGCATGGCGTAAAAGCACGACGGCCCGTACTTCTTCTCCATCGACAAAAGAAACTCCAGCATCGGGTAAAACGCCCTAGCGTTACCCCCTAGCCGTTTGGTCGCAGCAGCAACCTTTTTGCTCAACCATTGAGGCGGATTTCCATATACCACCTTTGACACACCCGACTTGACTCTCTTTTCAGCCAGCCCTGGATTCCTTGCTGTCATTGTCAATTCTCCTTAAGCCATTGCCTTCGCAACCCTGCCCAAAACCCTGGCAGCACCCTGACGACGGCGCTGCGTTGTCTTAAGCGTCCAACCCGCTTGAAACTGCTGGCATCGCACTCTAATCATTTCCTCAGACGGATCGCCAAGCTGCCTCTCTTGGGTGAAAGCCTGCTGTTGCCTATTCCAGACCTTCAAGCCGTTGTGGCATGCCTTGCAGTGAGTCATGTAGCGATAAAACTTCGTTGCAGGCTTGCATTCTCCGCAGTCGCAACACGTCATCTTCTCGGGCGTTGTGTACTCAATTCCCCTCATGTGTCCCTTCCCACTCACCACACCAGTTGCCCGCCGCCACCACCGGAAAGCGACACGCCTGCCCGCCGTCATCGTCGGTCATGTAGGTCGGCGGGAAGCGGCGGCACTGCACCACCTTCTCGCCGTTCTTACTGACCTCGCCGGCCACAACACCAAAGCCGCAGTTAAGGCACGTCGGGGTGCCGTCTTCGGTGGGAGAGATCATCGGTTCACCACCATCCTCTGAAACTCGTCAATTTCCTCTGACATCAACTGCATTCTCTCTGCCACCCGCCCTTGGATCGAATTACGCTTCACAAGTTCTGACGCAAGCCGAGCGTTCTCTGCCGCAAGACTGTCACGCTCTTCCTTTAGCTGCGCAACCTCCTGTTGCAACTCAGCCTGCCGGTCAAACATCCAAGCGAACATGCTCATCGGTTGCACTCCTGCACAAAGGCACGGCAGACCTCGGTCTGATCTAACTCGGTCAAGTAATAGCCGCCATCGACGTTGCCGTACTTCTTGACGACCCAGCCGGCGTCAGCGGCGGCCTTGGCAAACTGTTGCTCAGTAGAAAAGTCGATGCCCAGCACCCCGAGGTAGCTGGAGAGAAAAGCCACTGAGACATATCCGGTCGGTTCGTGTTTCACGAACTTCGACAGGAATTCGGCAATCGGGCAGGTGGGCGTCAGGTCGGTGACGTTCCAATCCATGGACGGCAGCCAGGCTTGTGTCATTTCACGCCCCCCCGTTGCAGCAGTGGGCGAAGCTCCCGACTGGTCGCAACAAGCTCAGAGCGAGCAATCCTGACCTCGGCGGGGGCGGCGATCGCGAGGGTGACCTTCTTGCCCGATACTCGAGCAACCATGACCTCAATCGGTTCTTGGCCCGGCGTTTTCAAGACCAGCTTTTCGCCGATCAATCGCGAGATAGACAATGGCATGGGAGTCCTTTCCAGTTGTGTCGTCCGGTAGTCTACGAACCTTGACCAGAAGCGTCAAGCCACGCCTGACATGCTTTTTTGACCGCCAGATTCGGGTGCCTGCTTGCAGCAAACCGCAGATACTCCATCCCGCCTGACTCCTCGGAAACTTCGTCCAAAGTCAATCCTTTGTAGACCCCCTCCCTCAACTGGAACGACTTCGGTTTCTGCTTGATGTACCCGACGATGGCGTCCACCCATTCCGCCCGCAGGCAGAAATTACACTGCACCAGCCACTGCCGGCGATCCTCATGCAGGATGTCGTGGCTCATCGCTTGACAGCCTTCGCAGAGGAATGTGTCCTCAATCCTCCCGATGGCCCGAATCGCCTTCACGGGCTTTGCAGGAGGCTGCGGGGGCGGCTCTGCCTCCACAGTCACCTGCGTCGGCCGCTTGGCGGCGGTCTTCTTCTTGACTTGGTCGTCCTGGGGGGCGACGGGAAACAGAGTCTCGCTCACTTCGGCAACTCCATCGAAAAAGGTTCGTCAGACTCGCAGATCACCAGATTCTGCCGAGCGCGGGTCACGGCAACGTATTCAATCCTGCACTCCTCGTCGTATGCCTCTGGCGAGTTTTCCTGCGCCTCCTCTGTTCGCCTGGATGTGTTGGTGCAGAGGATCACATCGTCAGCCTCCATGCCTTTCGCGCCGTGAATCGTTGACAACCGCACCTTCGGGGAGGTTGCCATCTCAGGGCCGTGCTTTTTGGCAGCGTCCAGCCACTTCATGCCGCCGTCCACCAGAGAACCCCACTCACCTTTCTTGACGATGTCCATTAGGAAAGTGGTTGCGCCGCCGATGCTCTCGATGTCGTCTGGCCGCAGAAAGTCGCAGGCTTCGTCCATTCTTCCGTCAAGCCACTTTGCCTTGAAGCCGTGCCGAAGCAGAGGCTCCTTCAAGTGATTCTTGACGGGCAGATACTCAGCGGCCGCCTTCCATTCGCTGCCTCCGACAGGCTGGCCGTGCTGAATACGCCACAGGCAGTTGTATGCCGCCATCGACGTGCTGTCGGACTTGCTGGCAACCGACGCATGGGGGATTCGTCGCTGGTTGAGAATGTCTCTGAAACGCTCCAGCGAAAATCCGCAGCGGGCGAGGATCAATGTGGTGCGGTTGATGTCGATCTTGGAGATGGCCTGCTCAATTGAGCATCCGCGCCGGATCGTCCCCTCATGGCCGGCTGGGGCAATGCCCCGGTCAAAGTACCCGTTCTTCATCCGCTTCAGGCACCGCTCTCCAAGCTCCATGATCGGCCGCGGGCAGCGATACGACTGCGGCATTGTCCGCACCTCATCGGCCTCCCAGCCCATGAAGTGCCTGTAGTCGGCACCCCCGAAGGCAAAGATGCTCTGGAACGGGTCTGCGGCGATAAGAGTCCACTTTACATCGTCTCCGCTCGCCAGCCTGCGGCAGACACGATCCACCAGCGCGCTGCTGTCCTGAGCCTCGTCAAACACCCACGCCTTCACCGGCGGCAGGCCGCCCTCCGGCTCAACCTCTTCGGGGCCGTCCATAGTGAACCGAACGCCACCGTACCGTGCCACAACGTCAACGAAGTCGCTCTTCCCCTCCTGCTTTTTGGCATGTTCGTAAAGCTTGACGTAGTGCTTCACTACCGCCCAGCTTGGAATAGTCTCGCCGCACCTTGACAGCCGTGTGTGTGCCTCCAAGAGAGTCTCCATGCGACTTCTGGATACGTCCCAGACCGAAAGAGACTGCGTGGCCTCGTCGTCGTTGACGACCGTCGAAAAGCCACTCCCTTCGATCATCTTGCGTTTGACCGTGGCTCCCAGTTTCCCGGCGATCCACTTCATCGATGCATCGCTGTCGGTGAGAAGATTGTCGCTAGATACCTTCAGCATCTTGATGCAGGTCGAGTGAACCGTCCGAAACCACCCGCCGTTGCCCGAAAGAGTCTCCTCCGGGCATCCAAACGCCTCGGCCACCCGAGCCACCATTTCACCCCTCGCCGCCCTGGTAAACGAGGCGAACCCGATCGCTGTCGGATCGCCTCCAAGGTGCGGCAACATCCGCTCCATACTTTGCTTAAGTTCCGTAGTCTTCCCAGTCCCCGCACCACCGATCAACTTTACGACCTTCATTGTGACACTTTCCTTTGGTTTAAAATCCGTCACGCCCGCCGTCACGAAAAAACTCTCCATAAACTGTTGATCGGTAGCCACTTACGAAAACCTGTGACACTTTTCCGCTTGTGACGCCCTCCAAGTGAAAACAAAAAAGTGTTTTCACTTTGACCCCCTATAGTAGAAGAAGGGTGGAACAGCGTTACGCCGTCGCCTCCACGGGGTGGGCGATGGTTTCCAAGGCGTCAATGTGACGCTGTTCCCAAACGATGTAGCGGCGTTGAGTGCCGTTTTCGCTCCTAGCCCGCTTCGCATAAAACTCGGAGTCTCCGGTGGCAATCAGAATCCTCCGCTTCAGAGACACCATCTCGCCGTCCAGGACATTGACCTTCCGACTCTTGCGGATGTCCTCAAAGACCCTGTTCCAAGAGAAGTACAAGTCAAAACGCCCGTCCTTCTGCCTGACCCATGAAGGCTTGCCGGAGGCGTGAGGCTTGTCGTCGTCGGGGTTTGTGCCGTCAGGGAAGCCAGTGTTGGTCAGGGCGTCCAGCAGCCAGCCGGCCAACAGAACGTACCGCTGCTGCTCCGGCGGCGGAATCTCTTCGGTTCGCTGATCCATCAGCTTGACCTTCAGCCCTCTAACTGGCGGGCATTTCTTCGTGGAAGCCTCCACAATGTCTTCGCCGTCGCTGTCAATCTTCTTCTTCTTGACCTTCTTCGGACGCATCGAATAGCCGTTCCAAATTTTGGCCCACTCCTTTGGGTTTGGATCGGTCACGTCGATGGTTGCCGTGGCCTCAAGAATCTTGCGGGCCACTGTCACGGGCTGAGTCCAATCAGAAGAAGAGAGGCTGACAAACGTGTAGATTAGGTCTTCTTCGTCTTCGATAGGAAGCGGCTTCCTGTCTAGCCCCAGCTTGAGGTTCGTCGGCACCGCCAGTCGATACTCGCACGGGTCTGACATCACGACCGCCAGCTTCCACTTGCCCGGCCACCACTCCCCGTCGCGGAACTCCAAGCCATTGAGGGCATGGGGGTTCTCCTTCATCTTCGTGTCAACGATTTCGTTGGCCTTCTCGTCTGTCGAAGCCACGTCATAGACACCGGCTGCTCGAGCCTTCATGCCCCAGCGAAGCTGCCCTTGCCAGATGCTCTTGAGTTCTGCATCCGGCAGCGGCGGGCGGCAGATTGTTTGGTTGAGAGCGTGGAGAATGGTCATCACCACCTGCTGCTCTGATGGGTCGTGAGGATCGCGCATCCGCATGATCTCGCTGCTGATGAGCCTCACCATCCCAGTGTGCCGTTCAGTGATCTCAAGGCCACTCTGCACGATCGACATGGCCGGGACGTTCCTGCGGATGGAAAGCTCGTTGTCGCCTCCACCGCCCTCGGCCTCAATCAGCGCCGCCATGAATGGCTCAGGCAGACTCGCAAGCTCCACCTCATCCGGCGACAGCCCAGGCAGCCACTTGTAGACCGTGCCGCTGGAGTGCCGGCTGGGGGGCAGCAGGCTTTGCGCCCCGCGTTTGTCGCCGCCAATCCGCACCTCCAAGCCGCCCAGCTTGGCAACGGCCTTGCGGGGGAGGCGGCTGTCGAACTTCCACAGCCGGTGCTGGCCGCGGGATGATTCGTAGGTCGGGGTGGCGATCTTCGTCAGCCCGTATTTCTCGGCGACCGCCTTGGCGTCGGCGTTGTCCCATTCGGTATCGACAACACCCGACTTCGCACCGAACACCAGCCCAATATTTGGCTCGCTACCATTGAGGAACCAAGAGGCGATTTCGTCCTCGTTGGTTGTGCCGCGCTCCTGCCAGTTTCGATCCAGCGGGTGCTTGCCAGGCGTCGAGCATTCCGCCCCCAAGTAGCAGGCGCAGGTGCCGTCAGCGCGGATGCCGGAAACGCGAATGATGTTCCAGCCGATGGCGGCATACTTGGCCGCCGCGTCAAAAATGAGGCTCATACAGCCCTCCATGGTGTGCAGAAAAATCCCTCCCGGCCGGCATTGCTGCCAGCCGGGAGGGGAATGAATTCGCCAGCGAGGGCCAGGGGAATGAGAGAACCTGACTGATCTCGCCAACTTCCTGCCGTTACATCGCCACAGCAGGCTGGGCTGCGGGCCAGCGGGGCTATGAACCGCCGGTTTACGGTCGCCCGCCCGACACGAATGACAACTAGGAATTCGCGCCGAACGGGGGCTGCGAGAACATGGCGGTCAACGGGATCGTGTAAATCTCGTTCGCCACCTCGCCCTCGGCCTCGCTGATCACGCCGACCAGCCGGGGGACGATCCGCGAGTAAGGCTTGCCGCCGGCAGACTTCTCCTTCGCCAACCGCAGGCCGATCACGCACTCATAGTGGAAGGCGGGCAGCCGCTTCATCCACGGGAGAAACTCGCCGATCGAACCGCCGCCAACGCTGACCAGCACAGGAAACGTGTCGCCTTCGCGAAGGATCGCCAGCATCCTGCTTTCCTTGACCCGCTTGCCGTGGCCGTCCTTGCCACTCTTGAATCCGAACTCCTTCGAGTTCGACATCGCCACCCAGTCATAGGTGCGGTCGCCCGTCCTGAACTTCTCCAAGTCTTCGGGATCGACTTCACCAAAATCGTCTCCAACCCGATAGCCAGTGATCCCGTCGTTGGTGGTCACCACCGGGCGGGCCTCGGTCGGATCGAAACTCGGCCAGAGATTTCCTCTGATCCCATGGGCCACCAGCAGACCGACGATCTCGTCAAACTGCTGGTCGTTGCCGTTGACATTCACAGTCCAACTGGTGCCGCCTCCCGCCGGCGTGGCAACCTTGACCAAATCCTGCTCACGCATCGGCTCGCCGGCCAGATTGGCCTTGATGATCCTGGCGTGGCGGCTATTCGGCACCAGCGCCGGGTAGCTGATCGTCGGCTCGCTCAAACTAATCGCTGTAGACATGCGTCTATCTCCTGAGAAAAAGAAATCAACCAGTGGTCACATGTCGCAGCGTCGGCTGGACATACTCAGACACCAAACCCTCAAACACCGTCCCCTTGGAGTGCAGTTCACGGCCATCCCTGCCCGCAGCCATCTCCTTCAACAGACTCTTCAGGCCAGCGGTATTCACGCCGCGGACTGCATCCAGCAAGCCAATCGACGCCGCGGCCTCAAGCAACTCCTCCTGCTTGTCCTTGGGGACGCTGGCGAAGTGGTCATAGGCCACCCGCCACGACCTTCCGGCAACCTTCACACCATCAACCTGGGCCAACTGCATCTCTTCGACCGCCCGTGCCGCATATTGCTCACGGGTAGCCTTAAGGCTAGCGAGAGCATCGCTGGCCTGCTTGATTTCCCCGTCCATCTGCGCCACCTTTTCCAGCAGCGCCGCCATCGATCCGCTCTCTGTGAGAGTAGTAGTCGAGGACATAATCGATCACTTCCTTTCTTTCTGACAAGGCATCGTAAATCCGTCCATCCATCGTTTTGTGGCTGCGTAGTGTAGCAACCAGCGAGTAAAAATGCGTGGTCTTTTCCTGGCCGGGGCGGTGGAGGCGAGCGACCGCCTGAAGATATTCGGAGAGGGAATAGCCCAGAGAAAAGAAGCAGCCGTAGGCCGCTCTGGTGAGGTCGATGCCGATTCCGCCCGACTGAATCTGGGCGATCAGCACCGATGTCTTGCCTAGCTGCCAGTCGGCAAGATCGTTCATTTTACCACTGAGTTCGCTGCAGGATCGGCCCATCCGCTCGCAAACGGCACGACACTGAGCTATGTCGCTGCGGAACCGTGCAAAGATCACCACCGGCTCCAGTTGGTCAAGGCAATCCAGCATGTCGGCCAGCGCCGCCGCCTTCGGCGACACGTCATCGATCGCCGTGGACATCTCCGTTTCGTCGTAGCGGGCGTAGCCGTTGCATACCTCAAGTTGCCGCAGCACCTTCGTCAACACATTGCTTGGGGTGATCGTGCCGTCATCGCAGCCGGCAGCAAAGTCGTCGTCAAGTGAGTCGTAAAGCTTGGCCTGCTTCGGCGTCATGTCGCAGGGTATTTCTTGGTGCAGGATCGGCGGCAGATCAAGGACATCTTCGGAGCGACGATGAAACGTCGTCTCCGCGACCTTGGCCGAAAACTCCGGCTCGTTGATCATCCGCTTCGCATCGAACGCCCCCGGCACCCCCCGCATCGGCAGGAAGTAGCGGGTGCGGAAGCTCGTCACATACTTGCCCCAGGTGGTGCAGTCGGGCGACTCGACCGCCCGCCAGGTGCCAAAGGCGTCCATCGGGGACTGAGAAAGGAGGGTGCCGGAGAGAGCCAAGCGTTTGGCGTTGGGGTTCTTTTTGCCGATCTCGGCGGCCCATTTGGACGCCTTCCCGCCGGGGGACTTGAGCCGGTGGACTTCGTCCCACACCAGACAGTCCCACTTGACCTTATCCAGCGATTTCATCCGCCACAGGGATTCGTAGTTGCCGCAGATGAGTATCGGGCCAGACAGACGCTCCATCGTCTCAAACACCAAGGTGTCCTTGTCGGCAGAGCTTCCGCCGATCAGCGGCAAGACCCGAAGCTCCGGCCACCAGAGGGCCACTTGCTTCGGCCAATTGGGGACAACCGCTTTCGGGCATCCCAGCAAGAACCGGCCAGCGCGACCACAGAATTCTTCCTTGAGTGCCTCCAATGCGATGCGGCTTTTGCCGCATCCCATGCCGAGATGCAGAATGCAGTTCTGCCGCCCCCGACACCACTCAATGGCTTCGCGCTGATGCTTCCATGCGTCTGACATCCATGCCTCCGGTTTCGTGGAGGCAATGTAGCGGCCTGTTGGCTACTCGTCAACACCCAAAATTCTGGGCAGCATTCTTAAGGGCATTGCATGGCTTTGCATGGCTTTGCATCAAATGTTGTGCGCCGTGCATGCCGTTAGAATTAAGTGCCGCCCCGCGGGCGTCCAACTTTTTGGCCGGCGGCCTCGACCTTCAACACTCGAGCCGCTTCCTTCAAGCACGACTCTCGCGAGAAAATCCACAGCCGGGGGGCGCGGGCTTTGTCGCTCCGCTGGCTCCAGAGCAGTCGCCCGACGATCCGCCCCGCCCGTGCCACCCTGGGCGGGAACGACCAGTGGATTCCGAGAATGTCGGCCACCTCGGCCACGCCGATGGCGTCATTGAAAAGGATCGGCTTTTCAATCTTCGCCAAGTACTTCAACACCTTCGGCCGAAGCTCTTCGTGCGCCCTGGGGCGGCGGTCGGTCTTGCCGCCGGCGGCGTCCCGCTTCTTTTTGTATTCCTCCCAGTCGCTGTCGCATTCGGCAGCGGAGAACAGCGTGAAGACCCGTCCCTGACCTGAATCAACGGGCGAGGGGATGACGCGCGACAAGATTGCCCCCGCCGTCGCCAACCGCTTTGGCCGCGTGAAATGGACGCCCATCAATGCCGCGGCCTCAAACGCCCCCACAGCATGATCTACTTTCATAATCGCACCTCCCTCTTTCACCCCTAATGATTGGGGTGCGTTGCAGGCAAATCAATGCTGAACGGGCGATCAGCGTCCTTCCCTCATTTTTGGGGTGAGTTTTTTTGCGACAGAACTTGACACAAGGCAGTGGAGGCGGCAACACTCTACTCCGTTGGGGACGACCGGCGTCCCCGCCAGTTTCTCTTGAGCGGAGTTTCCCGGCATGGATGCGCAATGGGTTGTGGCGGTTTCATGGATTGACGGTGACGTTGAGGACTGCGACGAGGTGACGGTGGCAGCGCCCACCGAATTCCAAGCAGTCTCCAAAGCCCTCCGCAAGTGGCAGAAGACCACCAAGGGCGGACGGGTCACGGGAGCCATGGCTCTCACTCAAGAAAATATCCTGAAATCTATTTGACTACCTGCCAGCATGGCGCATTCTCCTACTGGCGGGGGGAGAAAACACACCATGCTTTGCGTCGAACTGCTGCGGGACTTCTACGCCCCTTTGAAGGGGCTGTCCCCAAGGACTGTCGATCTCTACGGCTATAGCATTGCTGCGATGTCGGCGTTTGTTCGCAGGCCGGCGACCGTAGACGACTTTGACGAACTGACGGTCGCCAGATTTCTGGCGGCGCGTCGGGCCACGCACAGCGTTGCCACGGTGGCGAAGGATCGTGCGCAGATACGCGCCTTGTGGGAGTTTGCCGCCCGTCGGGGTTTCTGCAAAACCTTTCCGACGATCGCTCTGGTGAAAATCCCAGAGAGGGTGCCGGAGTCTTGGCTCACCTGCGACGTGGAGCGTCTGCTTGAGTCCTGCGCTCAAGAGCAGACCTACATTTGCAGCATCCCATCAGCCCTGTGGTGGCGGGCCTGCATCCTCGTCTGCTACCAGTCGGCCGAACGCATCAACGCGGTTCTGTCTCTGAAGTGGCAGGACTGCGTCGGATGCTCGCTCCTCTTTCGAGCGGAGGGGCGGAAGGGGCAGACTCGCGACATCCTCCGCGAGGTGACGGTCGAATGCGCCGACGCGATGCTGGCGATCCGCAACGGCCGCCGCGGCGACCAGCACGTCTTCCCTTGGGATCGAGGCCGCACCTACCTCTGGAAACGGATGGGCATCATTCTTGAGCGGGCGGGCCTGCCGGCCACCAGGCGGGACAAGTTTCATCGGCTGCGCAGAACATGTGCATCCTATTTCGCCGCGGCGGGGGGCGATGCCCAGCGGCTGCTGGATCACGCCGATCCAGCCACGACACGCAAATACGTTGACCCCAGGATCGCCAGAACGCCGCAGGCTTGCGACCTCATTCCGAAGGTCGGCTAGCCTCGGCCAGTTTTTTGCGGTATGCGGCGCAGTCTTCGACCACGCTTTTGTTGCTGCGTAGCCATGACATCAGATGCCCGTGGACGATGTGGCACGGGTCAGCGCAGAGAGTGATAAGGTTTTGTGGGTCAAGCTCTAAGGCAGGATTGTCATGGAAGGGGCGAATGTGATGCACCTCCATCTCCTTCGTCCTGCCGCATGCTTGGCACTCTGGCTGGCGGGAAAGATGCTCGCGGCGAACGCGGGGCCACTGGCCGGAGCGTGGTGCGCCGTAGTCGTCGGGCCGGCGGTTGAGGAGCCATCCGAACATCAGAGTGACGCCGCCTCTATGAATGCGGCGTCAATGGCAGCGGCGTCCATGCCAAACGCTTGAGCCATCGACACAAGGGTGCTGCTGCTTCGGTGAACCGTGCCGCTGTACTCCCACTCAATGCGGGTGGATTCGCGTGTTTCTTCTGGCAACGCTGCAATGGCCGCGTCAACCTGTTCAAGCGTGATCCCGTGAGCCACCAACCACTTTCTGATCTGTACCGCCGTGATCGTTTCTGGCACGGCAAAGGGCATTGATTGATTCACGCCAACAATATCACCCGCATCGTTGTACACGTTCCAAGTCTTTAACCCATCCACAAGACCAACGTACTCTGTTCGCATTATGAAAGCCTCGCATACAGGCAAATGGTTGTGATTGCCACTGTGTTTGTTCCAGCCGTTGGCAGGTCTGTGGTGGAGACAACCTGCCCCGCAACTCTTGGGTACAACGCACCGATTCCAGTTGCGCCACCGAAAGGCTTGGAAACAATCCTTGCATAAGTAGTCGCAGTCATGCACGAACCGATTGCGTACCTTGTCCCAGCCACGAGGTTGTAGGACGCTGGATATCCACCGACTGTCGAAAACGATCTCGTGTACCCGGTGTATGTGGACGCAAACATGCTTGTGTCATTGTCAATTCGTGCCACTAACGCCAACGTGCCTTGCCCGGTTGTGAAATTAGAGGATGTAAATGTGTAAAGCCCCATTCTAAAAAAAGTCAAACCGGAGCAGGCAACGTCGTATGAATACATCGTCATCTGCGTGACCGTCTTTGAAACAAGAGGCGTGAAAAAGCTAATCAGCATGTTTCCAGTAGAGTGATTCTGTGCGCCGATACATTGACTGACCGGGAAGTTTTCAACCCAACTTGGGTTAATGTCAAAGCTTGACTGAAACTGAGGAACAGTCATCTGGTTGCCAGTCAGCCTTGCATCGTCCAGAGCTCCGGTGAGTGCTGCCGCAGAACCGCTGGAAGCAACAGAGGACAGGCCAGATACATCCCCCGGCACGATCACCACTGAGCCACTTCGACCAGCAACTGTCCTCACATTTGAAGACACTGTACCCGCCGCTACTCCCAATCCGCTGCCAACAATTACGCTTCCGGCAGCAGACGCTGTAGCCAAGCCGGGGGTAAAGAGCTTTACCGATCCACCCGAATCCTTCCCATAGATTTTCTTGTCAGCGTAGTTGATTGCGATTTCGCCTTCGGCCAACGCAGAAGCAGACGGTACAGCAGTCGCTGTGTTGCTTCGTTTTGGGCGAACAGCGTTTGCCATTGCTACGACAGCCTGTTGTAAAACATATTGCCGTTGACTGAGATTATTCCAGTGCCTGACGCTGGAAGGTCGGCGTATCCGGCGAGCGCTCCGCTGGTGCGCGGGAACAATGCGCCAGTCGCCGATGCTGCTATGTTTGATCTTCCAAACTGAGTGCCAACCGTGGTTGCAGACAGAGTGAACGCAACAGCGTACCTTGTCCCAGCCACAATGCTATAAGAGGTCGGGTATCCGCCCGTTGCCGAAAACGATCTGGTGTACCCGGTATTTGCTGCCGCAAACAAGGTTGTGTCATTGTCTGTTCTTGCAACAAGGGTCAGGGCGTTCGTGCTTTCGTTGTATGTATACAAACCCATTCTTGCAAACGTCACGCCGCTTGATGCTGCGTTTGTGTACATCGTCATCTGCGTAACGGTCTTCGATATCAGCGGAGTAAAAAAAGAAACCCAGCTATTCCCGGTCGTGACTGCAAGCGCGGTGATAGCCAAGCTAGCCGGGTAAGGCTCAATCCACGTTGTGTTGAAGTTGTAGTAGTTCATGTACTGGCTTGTGAGCAAGACATTACTGCTGAGTCTTGCGTCCGCCAGAGTTCCAGTAAGGTCTGCCGCCGACCCGCTGGTTGCCACTGCCGCCAAGCCAGAGATGTCACTGGCCGAAAGGGTTATAGCCCCAGTTCTTCCCGCCACGCTCAAGACGTTTGCGGATACGGTGCCTGCGCTGACGCTCAACCCGCTGCCAACGATCACACTTCCAGCGGCTGCGGTGGTTGCAAGGCCACCAGAGAGAGTCTGTACGTTTCCCGCAGCATCCTTGCCGTAAATCTTCAAATCAGCAAAGTTGGCTGCAATCTCGCCTTCGGCCAACGATCCAGCCAATGGCACCGCTGCCGCTGTGTTGCTCCGTTTTGGGCGAATGGCATTTGCCATGATCAATATGTCCCGCCGTCAATGTCGCTGCTTGTGGAAAGGGCATCTGTAATTCCATATCCAGAGAGCGTCGTTGGGTTTGTGCCTGCTGTGACTCGCCCTTTGGCGTCTACGGTTACGCTTTTGTATGTGCCTGCTGTTGCCCCGCTTGCGGAAAGCGTTGTCGCAAACGATCCTGTGCCTGAGCCTGTCACATCTCCCGTAAGGGTGACAGTCTGATCTCCAGTATTGGTTCCGCTGCTGCTGCCGCTGAACGTACCAGATTGCGTTGCAAGAGAGCCAAGTCCGATCACGTCTAGTGCTGCGATCGTCACCGCTCCGGTGCGGCCCGCAACGGATTGCACGGGTGCCGCTGCCGACGCTGCTGCGTTGAATCCGCTCACATCTCCAGAGGCGATCACGACCGCCCCGGTGCGGCCGGCAACAGACTGCACGGGTGCCGCAGCCGACGCTGCTGCGTTGAATCCGCTCACATCTCCAGAGGCGATTACTACCGCTCCGGTGCGACCAGCCACGCTGGTGACGGGCGGCGCGGCATATCCGCTCACGTCGGAGGTGCTGATCACGACCGCGCCAGTGCGTCCAGCAACAGACTGAACCGGGGCTGCTGCCGAGGCTGCTGCCGTCAGTCCGCTCACGTCGGCGGCGGCGATTACGACTGCGCCGGTGCGGCCCGCAACGCTCGTCACGGGCGGCGCGGTGTATCCGCTGACATCGCTTGTGCTGATCACGACCGCCCCTGTCCTGCCCGCCACGCTCGTCACGGCTGGAGCCACATACCCGCTGACATCGCCTGTGCTGATCACGACTGCTCCGGTGCGGCCGGCCACCGACTGGACGGGGGCTGCGGCCGACGCTGCTGCTGTCAGTCCGCTCACGTCTGCTGCGGCGATCACGACTGCGCCTGTCCTGCCGGCCACGCTCGTCACGGGCGGCGCTGTGTATCCGCTGACATCGCTTGTGCTAATCGTCACCGCTCCGGTGCGACCAGCTACCGACTGGACGGGTGCCGCTGCCGATGCGGCTGCTGTCAGTCCGCTTACGTCCGCGGCGGCGATCACCACTGCACCTGTGCGGCCCGCCACGCTCGTCACGGGAGGCGCTGTGTATCCGCTGACATCGCCAGTGCTGATTACGACTGCACCCGTTCTGCCAGCCACGCTGGTGACGGCTGGCGCGACGTATCCGCTCACATCGGAGGTGCTGATCACGACCGCGCCGGTGCGCCCTGCCACCGACTGCACGGGTGCCGCTGCCGACGCTGCTGCTGTCAGACCGCTCACGTCCGCTGCGGCGATCACGACCGCCCCTGTCCTGCCGGCCACGCTCGTCACGGGCGGCGCGGTGTATCCGCTTACGTCGGAGGTGCTGATCACGACCGCTCCGGTGCGGCCGGCCACCGACTGAACGGGGGCCGCTGCGGCAACGCCGCTCACGTCTGAGGCTGCAAGCACGACCGCCCCTGTCCTGCCAGCCACGCTGGTGACGGCTGGCGCGACGTATCCGCTCACGTCGGAGGTGCTGATCACGACCGCTCCGGTGCGGCCTGCCACCGACTGCACGGGTGCCGCTGCCGACGCTGCTGCCGTCAGTCCGGTCACGTCGCCAGAAGCGATCACGACCGCCCCTGTCCGGCCAGCCACGCTCGTCACGGGCGGTGCGACATATCCGCTCACATCGGAGGTGCTGATCACGACCGCGCCGGTGCGGCCGGCAACCGAACTGACCTGCCCCTGCGAACTCAAAACGCCACCGGCCGTCACGGACAGACCGCTGCCGACGATAATGACGCCCAATGCGGTCGTTGTGGCCGGGGATGTGGTTCCTGCCGGCCCTGCGGCCCCCTGCGGGCCGATGCCGCCGCTGGCGGTCACGCTGACGGCCGTGCCGGGGGCGGTGACGGTCACGTTCTGGTCGTTGACCGTGACGTTGACGGGGTTGGTGGGGACGGTGATGTTCACCGGGTGACCTCAAGTATGCCGGTAAGTCCAGTCCTCTGGACGCTGCCAGCCTGGTTCCACACTTGCCGCCAGCCGTAGGTTCCGGCGGGCAGAGCGGCGGTCTGGGCCTCGGTCATGGAGATGTAGGCGGTGCTGACGCCGCCCGACACGACCAGCGTCGTTGTCATCGTCGCCACGTTCGCGCCGGTGACCTGAGAGTAGACGGTCGAGGTGGCCGTCGTGCCGGTGAGGTCAAGGCCGATGCCGGGGGCAACGCCAAGCTCGTCGCCCCCGCGGACGATGATGTTCAGCGTCCCTGGGACGTTTGAATAGGTCGCCATGGTCAGTTTGCCCCGGCGGTGTCTGGCAGGCGGTCAACGGCATGCTGGAGGTCACGCTGTCCGATGGCGATCTCTTGGAGGGTCTGCTGTGATGCTTTTTGTGTCTCTTCGATTCCCTCTAAAGTCTTCTGCGTCGTCTCCAGGAACTCGACATGCCCGCGGACGACAGGCTCAACGACTGTCTTGTTTAGGCTGACAGCCGCGTCCCGAAGGAACCACAGAAGAACGGCAAGAATAAGCACGGGAACGCCGAAGCGTTCGCCGACGCGCAGTATCGTGTCTGTGAGGGGCTTGGGTTCGCTCACCATTTCCCCTCATTCATAATGGCGTAGCAGAACAAACCAAACGGGACGATAGTCCCGCCGACGACGAATCCGGCGATGAAATAAATCATGGTGGCCTCCATGCCTTATCTCATTTTACACCCTCACGCGCCGCCGCGGTAAGCACACATGACCTCCCCGCGGAACTCATCAACACCGCTGGAATTCATGACTATTCTGTCGATGTAGCTCTCTGGGATACCAGCTTCGCTGACATGCTCCAGAACATCGGCGGTGCCGGGCCGGATAATGTGCCAAATCTCGCCCCCCAGCCCCTTGATCATTTTGGCTTCGTTTTCAAAGCGAACGTCGGTGATCACGATATCGCGTTCGATGCCGTTCCACCATTCCATGTGGTCAATCCGCCGCCTGAGAATGTCCACCCAGAAGTTCTCGCCGACCAGCTTCCGCCCCCACTCGGTGCCGAGGGTCTGGAGCAGATACCGTGGCGATTTGCCAATCCAAGGGATGACAGCTTCCTTGAACTCGCGGTCTTGATACTGCGTCACGCCGACCTTTGTGATCACAGAAATCGCTTCGTAGAGAGGTTCAGCGAACGCCATCCGTTGGGCCGTGACCTCCTGCCGCAGGATCGTCGCCGCCGTGTCTTTGCCGCATCCTGCCTTGCCGTACAGACCAATGATCTTCTTCATAGAAAAACTGCCCTTCCATCAAACATGATTGTCACGCCCATTTTCTCGTTTACCCACCGCAGGTTCACGCCGGCGTCAGTCAGCATCTCGTCAGCCGTCTCGATCGGTTTCTTCCACTTCTCTGCCGTCAGGTCGCGAAGCATGCACAGCCCCACGACCTCCTTGATTCCGGCGAGAATAATGGCTCTCGCGCAGTCGGGGCAGGCAAACCAAGGCGCGTACATGACGCATCCCTTGGTCGCGACTCCATGGCGGGCGCAGGCGTAGATCGCCGCCCGCTCCGCATGTTCCATGTATTCGCCCTTGCGACCTTGTTTCTGCGGGCAGCCGGCAGGGAAGTGGTTGACGCCCCAAGCCAGCTTGTCTTCCTCAACATTGCAGATCAGCGCGGCGCACTGCGTTCTGGCGTCGTGCGACTCCTGCCTCGCAGTGCGGCATGCCAAACGCAGAAACTCAGCGTCTGTCATTTGCCGTCCTCCTCGGGGCCGGCAAACAACATGCCCGCCAGGCCACCCTCGGGCCGGTAGAAAAACGTCTCCATCCCCCGGCGGCTGCCGACGAAGCCATGGGCCGCATGCCAGTCGTCTGGTGGGCAGATGGCGGGGTGCGTCCGAACCACCACCGACGAGATCGTGTCGATCGCTGCCTGGCTGTGGAAATGGCCGGTGTGCATCTCGCGGTAGTGGCAGGCCGACCATTTGTCGGCGGCCTCATAGGCCATCAGTTCCGCCAGCTTCTTCTTGGCGGTGTTGCCGTGCGTGATGCCGATCAAGTTCTTCCCGTGGCTGGTGTATGCCCGGTGGGTGTAGGAGTCGGCGATCGTCACCCGCTTGTCTTTGGCGAAGTGCATTAGCAGGATGCGGTGGAGCGCCCAGGAAAGTGCTTCGTCGTGGTTCCCGGCCACCAGCATCACGTCGGTCTGGCATGTCTCAGCCGATCGATGGATGAGGTTCAAGATCGACTCAGTGCCGACCTCAAGCATCTTCTGAATGCGGCCGTCGCGATCCAGCATCGTGCCGCCGGTGGTCGAGCCGGCCGGCGAGTCGTAGTGAAATATGTCCCCGCAGAGGCAGATCGTTCGACGCTCTGGCCGGAACACCGTATCGCCGTCATCGATCAGCCGGCTGGATGCCTGTCGCATCAACCGCTCCGCAATCGCTAAGTCGTAGTCGGCACCGCCCGTCGATCTGCCCCAGCAGTATTTGCCAAAATGCGGATCGGCCACCACCAGCACCTGCCAGATGCCAGTAGGACGCCGCCTGTGCCGTTTTGCGGGCCGGTAGACAACAGACCGCCTCGCACCCTCCAGAATCGCCTCAACGGCCTCCCGCTGGCCCATTCCGCCCTTGGGCCGGAGCCTGACGAATACCCGGTGCAGGTCGGTGACCACAACCTGCCCGGTGGCGGGGTCTTTGGCACCGACCGCCCATTTGGTCGCCTCCGACCGCTCGACCTCAAAGCGGGTCATGTCGGCACCGATATGCCGCAGGAGGTCTTCGACGGTGCGGATCGTCTCCGAAACCGTGCAATGCTCGCGGGCATCGCCGTCCTGCTTTTCGACAACCTGGGGTGCGTCGGCAGGGATGGGCAGTGCGGCGGCGACCTTGGCTACCAAGCTCTTTTTAGCCACACGACAACTCTATCGGGGCCGATGTTCGCGACGTTCTCTTCGGAGAGCGTCTTTGAGATAGCAGCCGCTGCCGGCTTGAGATGCTGGCCGAAAGTGCCAGCCCTCCACGCATCAAGCAGGTCGGCGAGCAGTTCTGCGTGTTCTGGCTTGACCTTTTCCCACCAGGGCTGGTTTCTTCTCCCCTGCGGGAAGTTTGCCAGCACCTTCTCGAGGATCGCGGTTTTCTTCGCAGCCATCCTTGCCCTCCAGCCAGACCATGCCGTCATCGTCGGGAATGCCGCCGCCCGCAGGCGTGTCGTCGTCGGGATCAAGATCGCCGAACGAACGCATAGTAGTCTAGCCCGGTAGCCTAGAGGGATCAACACCTATCCCTATTTTAGCACCCCACTCATTCAGAACCTGTTGCCTGGCTGCACACCCCCCGCAGTCCCCCGTAATTGCCGCAACACGCTCCTGCGTGATGCCGACGAAGTCTAGGCCGGCCTTCACCATGTCGCCGAGGCCCATGGGGGGCGGCGGCTCGCCGGGGCATCCCCGGTCGTCGTCGCCGGAGGCGTGGCGGGCCAGCCGCAGGCAGACCGTGCAGCGGGCGTATTTACGGTTCACGGGGACGAGGTTGCATTTCATGTGGGCGTCCACCAGATTTGAAGGTTTGTGCAGACGTTGTAATCGCCGGGGTCGCCCAGCGTGATCACGTCGCCGGCCGACACGGTGAACGTGTTCGTGATTGCCCCGGTGTTGCCGCCGTCGTCGCCGGTTGAGTCGCTGCCGTATTCGATGACTTTGGTTGACCCGCGAAACACGCGCCACCAAAAATCGTAGTAGACGTTGTCGGCTGTGATGTGAATGACGCCGGCAATGTTTGCCTGTATCGTCGGCCTCTTGTTGAGGTAACCCTCGATGGTAACGCTCGCAACGCTGAACTTCGATTGATCTGTGCCACTCCCAGCAAAACCGCAGGCAGTCCAATACGAATTCGCCCACACAAACGGCTCTGGGTAGCCGAGTACCGGCTTTGACGAGACGTGACTTCCAGAGTAGATTCTGCCCGTTGTGCCGACATGATTGAACGCCGCTGGGCCGCCATACAGCCCAGGATATGGCTCCACGTTGTCGCTGTGAACTACGATGAATCCATCGTTTCTGAGGTCGCAGTCAGCCGAATTCTCGATGATGACAGAACCTGGGTACTGAAATACAGTCATAAGCGGGCTTGGCATTAAGTAGTGCGCCTTGCCGTTTGACGTGATCATCGGCAGGCCAAGTCCGTTGACTCTCTGCTCGTCCACTTCTCGAACGAGATACCACACAAAGGACGAATTGTAAGGAGTCACGTTAGACACTAAATTCACATATGGACTGCCGCCGGTAAAAAGCGCGCAACTAGAACCAGCAAACTCCGAAACGGCCGGCGTGTATCCACCAAGCATGACTATGTAAAACCGGCTGCTAGCATAGCTTTCTGGAGCGCCCATAGCTCGAAGCGTTTCCGCAGAAAGACTGAAGTAGTTTTCTTCCTTAAAACCTTGGCTGTTTCTTAGGTTATTTGCGTTGCTGTATATGGCGTCTGGGCTGTAAGAGAAAACGTCGCCAGGCCTGTATCGAACTGCGATGTTTACCGCGTCCTGAACGCGACTTGCAAGCTCCTGCGGATGTGTCGAGGTAGCTGTTGCCGTATAGTCAAATTCGATTACATAGTTTTTGGGGTCAGGAAGGTGGCATCCAATTGGCTCACATCCGTTGCAGTTGTTTACAAGGGTGTAGTCGCGGACGCCTTCGTTAAATTCGTAGCCGTACTGCGAATAAGTAAAAAACAGTCTTGGCTCTGACGCACAATCCGTGCATGTGTAGTCTGGGCCTTTGACAAGCTTTATTCTTACAACTGAAGCATCCCTTGCGCCGCTTGGCTTGAAAGCATAGTTCTGAATGTTTGTTTTTTCATACAGCACAACACCCGGCGCGTTTCCTGCGCCCAAGATTCTTGAAAGCTCAAGGTAGGAAGAGGTCGCTGGGTTCCAGACGCTCAGTGTGTAGTCGTACACCTCGCCATCAATAGATTCCCAGTAAGAACCTGGGCCTGTGTTGCCGCCGCCGTTCTTGACCTGTATGGTGCATCCGCTAGGGCCACAACAAAAGCACCCCGGTATAAACATCCCGCCCCTCCTATCCGCACTGGGCCGCGATGAGATACCAAGCGGTGCCGTCTTTCGCGATGCCGCAGTTCCGCGACGAGCTTGCCGTCCCGATCGACGCAAACAAATTGGTCGCCGATACCGTCGTGACCGACGTTGACCCAGACACCGGCAGCGTCACGGTGTTGGTGCCGTTGAGCGACCACGCCCCCGTGAACGTGCCGATGCGGAAAATTTTCTGCTGCGGGTACTGGACTTCCTCGAACCGCGTTTGGATGCGGGTGGGGGTCAGGGCCAGTTCGCTACCGTCAACAGCGGCGACCGTGCGGCGGATGTCGGCCAAGAGGTTTGGGCCTATGAGGTAGCCTTCGGCCATTATGTCAGCCTCAAGTTCAGCACTTTGACCATATCGAACTCATACTGCGTCTGCTGGATCGTCAGCAGCGGCTGAAGCTTGTAGCCGTTTGATTGAGTTTTCCACAAGTTGCGAGGAGTGCCGTCAGCATTCAGCGCAACCGGAGATGACGACGGCCGCTGAAGCAACCCGCCGCTTTGGTATTCGGGGACGGTCACCATTGCCCGCGTGACTGTGTTCTGCACGTTCGTGGCGTATGATGTGGCTCCAGCGGTGAAGAGTATCTGCCCGTCCATGTGCTTTAGCGCAAGTGCTTTCCAATCAACGTCGGCGTCATCCTTGCGGTTGTTCAGGACATTGAAACCTTCCACGACTTGAAGGCGATCCCAGCCGATAACCGTCTGAGCGTATGGGATCGGGTCATTTGGGTCGGCCGAAGCGGTTGGCGGGCTGCCGTCTGGGTTCGGAAGCACAACCAAATTCGGATCGTAAAGAAGTTCGTATGTCGCCAGCCAGCCACGGAACGTCTGCGACCCGAACGTCTCAACATGAGGCTTGTAGGTAACCCCACGAAACATGAGCGTGTGAACTGGGAAATCGTAAGTGGTTCGCGTCGTCAGCCTTACGATCTTGCTGTTGATCCATCCGCCATATTTATTAAACTTGATTGGATCGTTTGGTTCGTACTGCTCAATGTGGAATGAGGTGACTGGCCGCAGGATCGTGACGCCGTCATAAAGGTCGCCGTTGGGATTGGCGGGCCGCTTCCACAGGTCTGGGTTTGCTGGCGGATAAGTCCTCCAGATGTTTGCCGGCCGCTCCATGAGCGACATTGAAGTCGTCCAGTTCGCAACGCGAATCTCTGGCGAGTCCTGCTTCGGATCGTGATCCTTCATCTGATCCGAGGCAAACTGACTGGCAAAGTTCTTGTATTTGAACGTGACAATGTTGACTAGGCGACTGTCGCCATCGAACTTGCAATCGAATTCGTAGCAAGTCAAAAACTTGTTGTCTGGATGTGCGTCTCCGATTTTCACGCCGCAGAAGATTTGCGGGTCATACTTCTCGCTGGGGTATGACATCAGCACCTTGAACACTCGTTCTCGAGTGTCATGCTGGCCGTCAACCTCGGCGCTGCGGGTGAACGTCTGCGCCTGCCCAAGTTCTACGGATTGAATCATGGTCAGCCTTCTGTGATGTCAATGCGGAGACGTGTGCCGGAGGTGCCGGTGGCCTGGTACGTCGATCCGGCGACAAGCCTGAGAACCGCCGGCTCGCCGGCCCGCAGGTTGGCGAACGGGACGAACGTACCGCCACTCAAAACCCCAATGGCCGCGGTTGCCGCAGTGCTGGTCGAAAGGTTCTGGATGAACGCCACGCCGACGTTGGTCAAGTTGGCGGTGCTGATGCCAACGGCCGTTCCTGACAGCGAGAGCGTGTTGCTCTGAAAACCAGAGTTCGCCATTGACGCGGTCGCGCCGGATACGCTGGCGCTGTTGGTCAGGTTGTCCTTGCTGAGAGAATAAGCGCAACTGATATTCAAGTCTGCCATGATTTTCCTTAGTTGACGATGATGCCGGTGGCGTCTCTGATGCCATCTCTGATCTCGGCCAGCAGTTCCGACTGGTGTTTCATTTCAGCGAAATTCACATCCTTGCTGGCGTCATCGCCGCGGAGCAGGCGGTTGAGTTCGCTTGAGCCGCCCGCTGAAGTTACGTCTGTGGCATTGAGCGCCGCCCGAGAAGGCCCGCCTGTCAGGGCGTTCTGTCTTTCGTCTTCGTATCCCTTAAGCGCTGTCTGCACTTCTTTCTTTTTGTTGTCAAAATACCCTTGCAGAAACTTCTGAGGGTTTGCCATTTCTGCTGCGGCTGCCCCTACAAGCTCGGCGTCTGTGGTAGCCGACTTAACTCGTCGCTCCTTTTCAGACCTTGCAAGGTCAAGGCCCGCCTTCGCTCGTTCGCGTTCGCGCTGCACTCCTTCTTGGCGGCTTTTGGCTTCGTCGGCTCGCGACTGTGCGTCCTCAAACGACTTTGCTGCTTTCCTCGCCTCTTCATTGGCGTCAAAGCTGTTGACGGCCCCGCTGCTGATCGCTTGCATTTTTTCTTCGCGGGCGGCCTTTACAGCAGCCCTTGCAAGCTCAACCTGCTTCTTGGCGTCTTCTACTTTCTGTTCGTCTTTCGTCAAACCCGGCGGGTTAAATGGATTGTTTTCATCCCTGGGGTTTAACCGAAGATGCGCCTCTTTAGCGGCCAAGTCTTCCTCGGCGGTCTTTTGCGCTTTGATGGCATCTTGAACTCTTTGGCCTGCCTCTCTGGCGTTTTTGTCAGCCAATGCGTTCACTGCGGAAGCGTTCTTGGCGGCATCGTTATATGCCCGCCGCGCAGCAATCTCGTCGCGTGCGGCAACGTCTACGGCAAGAGATGATCCTTCCCCAGCCATCCCTCGCTGCCTACGGAGCGCAGCAGATCGGTCGGCGAAGCTTGCGGAATCACGAACTGCGTTGTCGTACTGGCGCTGCGCTCTCTCTGTCGCTTCGGCTTTTTTTGCTGGGTTGCTCTCCATGGCAGCATCGTGCATCGCCATCATCGCGTTTGACAAAGCCCGCCCGGCCGCATCAAGCTCTACCTGGAAAGCAGCCGCACCCTTCACGCCGCGCCCGATCGCATCGGCAACGTCTGATTGCGCTGCGTCGATTTTGTCGCTGGCCGAAAGAGATGCGGTGACTATGTTTTCTGCGAGTTTGTCGCTTGCCGCCGAGACAGAATCCTCAAATTTCTTGATAATGGCGTCTACTGCCGCCACATCTTTTTCGCCCTGTATCCTTTGCAGGCGAGCCTTGTTTCCAAAATCAAAGCCAGTGGCGTCCCTGAAGCTGGCTTGAAATGAGTTCGTCAGTTCATTTGTCCGTTGCGCCCTGAATGCACGAAGTGCGTCAATCTTTGATTCGTCAACAAGAGGTACGCTTGATGATGCGGCGTTTCTGGCCGATCGCTCCCTCCCCCTGGAGGACTCAAGTGCCATTTGGATACTGACGGCTTGGCCTGCGGTGGTGGCATTCTTGAGCTTTCGCTCCAGGGATGCTTGCAACGCTGACTCGCTGAGGACGCCTTCCGCCAAATCGCCAGACCGGCGGTTGCTGTTTGACCTGCGCAGGTCATCAATCTTGCCGATCATGTCGGCCCTAGCAATCCCCTTGCTGGCGTTCTCCGACTTCGACATTTCTTTCGCCAGATCGGCGTAGGCTGCTGACAGCTTTCCGACTCCATCCTTCTGCTTGTCAAGGGCGTCATTGAGAGCCTTTGACTTGTCTTCAGCGGTCTTGCCACCCTCTGCAAATTTCATGTACGCGATCACGACATGAGACGTTATTACAGAGGCGAGAGCAAGATACAGCCCTGTGTTTCCGCCAGCAACAAACCCAAGCTGAGTTAAGTTATTTGAGATAGCCCGAATCTTCTGCTCAATGCCGCCAGTTGCGGACATCCAGTCATCGACAGCGTAGGCAGCTTGATTCATTGCAAGCGCAAACTTGTCTGCGCCGCCGCGACCAACGTCTCCAAAGTTTTTCTTCAACCCCACCAAAAACGATTTTGCTTGGCCGTTGTTGAGAAGTTTTTCGGCCACCGCAGCCTTGGCTATGGAGACGGTGAGCGACTCCATTTGATCGCGGGTCTGCTTCGTGCCGAGAACGCCTGTTTGCGAAGCGTCATGAAGGGCTTTTTCGTAGTTGTCTATAGCTTTTGCTGTTGGGCCACCAACAACTGCCCCCAGAGACATGAATCTCTGTTGAATGGAATCCAGTTGCGACTTGTATGCCTTGGGTGCTGCTTCATCCAAGAACTCTCCGAATGTTCCAGAAAAATCTTGAGATGTCTTGTGGTTTCCGACAGTTTTCTTTAAGGCATCAGCCGAAACTCTTGCGGCTTCTCTTTCAGAAAGAGTCGAAGCTGCCGTCAGCGCCACTACCTTGTCTTTGACGGCGTCGATTGCTGGGCCAAGAACTCTTTGAATTGGTATTGGGAGCTTTTCGATAACCGCAAGGGTTTGTTTTACATCGGCCTCAAGGCTGGCGATCTGCTGGTCTGCCGAACCGATTTCAGAACCGAATACTCCAGCCGCCGTCCTTTGGTTTGCAAACGTGGCAATCCTGCCTGCCCTGCGTGTCAGCTTGGCTATGTCTGCGTCTTTCGATGCCGGGCTTCCACTCGCAGCAGCCAAGGCAACAGAGTCACTTTTCAGCTTGTTAAGAAATCTCTCAGCCTGCGACTTCTTTGTGGCGTCCTTCATTTTTGCAACGTCTGCCGTGGCCTTCTGCACGGCGGCGTCAAAAGCGTCGATAGGCGCTGCGGGCGTCCCGATGGAGTCGGTTATCTTGGCAAGTTGTTTGTTGAACGCAGTTGCTTTTGCAGTCCGGTCGTCTAAGTCTTTGTTGTCTTGCTCAAACTTGGTTACGCTTGCGCCAGCATAAGCCAACCCAGCGTTCGCTGAAGATATCTGACCAGCAGACATCGCACCATTTGGCCCCTCTGGGAATGCAATGCTGTGTCCCACATCGGCTAAGTCGCTGCCGTGCCTGGCTTGAAGCTGCATCCTTTGCACGTCGGTGAGCTTTTCGATTCGCGAAATGAGCGTCCCGTAAGAGGAACTGACTTGATCGACGTTCTGGGCTTGCCCAGTGAATGCTCTATTGAGTGCATCTGCGTTTTTCTGGGCGGCCGACGCTGCGCTTTCCAGTTCCTTCTTGAGCCTGCTGGCGTCGTCTGCCGTGTCTTTCATTGCAGCGTCGGCAGCAATCTGATCGGCGACAACCTGCTTCATCTTGTCAAGGTGATCGTTGATGTCGGGCAACTGGTCTTTGTTGCCGCTGGAAATCATCGCTCGAGCTTGGTTGTCAAGGTCTTCCAGTTTTGCTGACGCAAAGGCCCGGCTTGCGGGGGCCATGCTGCCGACCTGCGAAAGAATCTGTTGCCGTTGCTGCGATGCCTGCTTGATGCTTTGGGCTTGGCCCGTAAAAGCAAACCTTGCGTCTTGCCCCATTTCGGAGTAGGTGCTGATGATCTTTTCAAGACTCTGCTGAAGTCGCTCCGTTTCGGCGGCTGCCTCCTTGGCACCGACATCCATCTTGTGCATGCCGTCAATCTGATCACTTATCTCTTTAATCAGCTTGAGCGCTTTGGGAAGCTGCGACTTTTTCTCTGAGGTAACCGCACCTGCAAGGCTGTCAACGGCATGGCCGCCAGACGTTCCTGCCGCGAATGCTTTCTTCTGCTCGTCAGACAGCCGGCTGATGGACGCTACGATCTGGTCATACTTTGCTTTTGCTTGGTCAAGGTTCTGTGGCAGTCCGCTCAACGCGAATGCGGCAGAGGATCGAAGCTCTTCAAAGGCGGCAGTCGTCCGCTTGATCGTGGCAGCCTGCGTGTCAAGCTTGTCGTAGGCGGCGATCTGTCGGTTGATCTCCTCCGTTACATCCCGAAGCGAGGCCACCCGTGCATTCAACGCGCCCTGTGCTTCCGCAGAAGGGCTGGCTTGAAGGGCAGCGTTGTACTGGGCCACAGCATCTGCCGCGGCCTTCTGCTCTTGAACAAGCGCGACCAGTGACGGGGTCATCTGGTGTGCTGGCAGTGCGTTTACCTTTGCGTCCGCAGCGGACGCACGACTCAACTCGTCATGTGCGCCTGGCTGCGAGAACCGAAAACCCTTCCCAGACGACAGCTTGCTGGCCATCTGTGCCGCTTCGCCGAGATTCTTGTATGCATCAGCCAGCCGCTCGACTTGCCTTTCTCCCTCAAGAATTTCGCCCTGCGTTACGGTTTGTCCTACCGTTTCAAGTTTGTCGCGAAGTCTCTCAGCTTCGGCCTGCGCCTTGATCAAGGCTGGGGCGAAAGCCTCGCGCATGGAGACAGACATTGCCTCCGTCTGCTTTGCAATCTGGGCGATCGGTGCCGTCATAGAGAAGGCAACCGACTCCATCTTTCGCATGCTGTCGGCTGCTTCTTCCAGCGTCTTGCCTGGGAAGTTCTTCAGCCCAGCGAAGTCCAATTTTCCAGATGTCGCCGCCCGCAGCATGCGCTCGAATCGCTGCGCCTTCGTGTACATCTGATCGAACGATGCGCCAGTCTGCCCGCTTGAGGCCGCCAGCGACCGAACAACCTTGTTCGAGAACTTCGTGACTTCGTTAGCGCACCGATTCAACTTCGACTCAAAGTCGCCCGTGCTGACGCCAACGACCGCAGAGATTTTGCCGAGGTATCCCATGGTGTCACCCTGTGAGCTTTCTTAGCTCGGCAATGATCTGTTCCTGCGTCTGCTCCGGCCGGTGGCTGGAGGGAATGAATGCTGACTCGTCGGGGATGTCGTTCTTCTTGTAGTTGCCGCTGGCACACATCACGATGCGAGCCAGGCGGGCCGTCTGCTGCCAAGGATCGGGGAGCGGCCACCTTTGGTCGAAGGCATACCACTCCGCGATCTCTTGGCTGTCGATTTCTTCCAGCAACTGCTTGACCGTCTTGCCGAGGGCCAGAGCTAGGCGGAAATAGAACCGTCGCTCGGGGCGCTCGGCGAATCTTTTCCCATGGCGTCAACGTCCTCCGGCCGGAAGTAGTTGAGCGCCCACGCAGCATCAAACAGCCGGTTCAGCACGACGCTGTTCTTGTCGCCGAGGGCGGCGATGTCAGCGTCGGAGGTGAACAGCCGCTTGCCAATGTCGTCGCACAGCGTCAGGGCTAGGAACCTTGACCGAATCGGCTTGTCCTTCTCCTTCTGGAGGCTCTCTTCAAACACGTCTCGGTCGGTGCCGCGGAGGACGCGGACGTAAACGTCGCCGTTCCACTCGGGGACGTTGACAAGCTCCAGCTTGGCGTCATTGGCGGCGAGAATGGCTTTTGCATCAAGAACTGGCATTTGGCACCTGCGTAGGGACTGTAGAAATCAAGACAAAAGGTATGGGTTGTAGTCCGACACTCGGAACTTCATAGACCCTCGCACAAGCTCTGCCGTGCGCACATCAAGAGAAACAGACTCAAGGACGACATGCCTAGCAACCGTGTAATTGGCATAGCATGTGAACCTCAGAACGCCGTAACTTCCAGTCAGCGTCTGCATGTCAATGCCGGTAGCGTCGGCAATAAAATCAACGCTTACTGAGCCACCTGAATGCGCTCCAGTAGGCACGATTACCGTTGCGTCAGATGTGTCAGTGATTGAGGTCATGTCAGTAACCTCCGCGACCGGAGATTCAACTGACATCCCTGTAATTTTGGCGTAGATAGTGAAGTCAACTGGGCGATCTTGAAAATTCTGGTTGACAGTTCGAGGCGCAACCGTCCCGAAATGCCCGTAATAGACAAACGTCGCACCCTGTGGACTAAATCCCGCCATGCATCACCTTTACGCAACGCGGAAGGTGAGGCTGCCCTTGACGAGGTCTCCGATCGATCCACCGACGCTGCTGGAAACGATCGTGGCGTTGCCGCTGAAGGACAGCGGGCCGGTGATGGCAAGCGCGCCCGATGTACCGGCAGTCTGAAGGGACTGAGTGATGACATCGACCGATACTTCCCGCATCGTCGCGAATCCACCAACGTACTCACGCCGGCCGTTGGGGGCGATCCCCAGATGGCTGCCGTCGATGAGGTCTTGGCTGTCGCTGACATTGACGCTGGTGATGATGAGGGTGGTTGCGGTCGTCGGGAACGTGAATGTCAGTCCCTGTGCGGAAATGCCTGCCATCGTTGCGCCTCCTTGCGCTGGGTGTGTTACCCGGTAGCCTCTTGCCACCGAATCTGGTAAAGCTGCCTTACTTCATATGCTGGTGGAAGCTGCGATCCGTACATGGTGGGGTCAAGGAAATCGTCCACCTCGGACACCAGCCTCATATCTTGTATTGTAACCCCTGCCAGCGTCCCAGTGTGACCATCCAGAGCGAGGCGAACTTCGTCGCCAAGTTCCCTCACTGTGTCATATGTCAACGCCCAAGCAGCGATCTGGAGGCTCACCAGCGGCATAAAGTTTGGCCCAGCCAGATTTGATTCTCGGCTGATATTCGCCCGCTTGTAGACGATGTACGGCAAGGCGGCATCTGTCCGCGGAACGGCGATCGGGTACACCTGAAAACCGACGATCCTTGCCACCGCAGGAGTGGTGACAAGGCGCATGTAGACGTGTTTTTCGGGGGTGAGGATCATTGGTATTTCCTGACTGCCGCCGAAAGCATGCTCTCAAGCGTCCGCAGCACGTCCGCTTGGCATTCGGTGATTGTGTCTCGCATCAAATGCATGGCTGGCATCGGGGCGATAGTTTCGCCCGGCTTCAAGGTGATCGGATGCTGCTTTCTGCCGTCGCCGTTAGGGCCTGTGCCTGCAAAGTCTCTTGAGTACGAATTACCAGGCCCACGCTCGCGAAGGCTCCCCATGAGGAAGTAGTAGCCGGCCCCGGCATTGGCGAACTGCTTGTCGTTCATGCTCTTGCCGGGATGGAGTCGCATTTTTCGGTTGACCAACTGATGCACATTGACGTAGGTGCGACGATTCTCGGTTCCCGGCCGGCGTGGCCCACTGCCGAACTCGACCAGCCAACTGTGATTACCCGATTCTTGGCCTGGCTGCGAGCCGACGTTGCCCGTCTGTCTCGGGCCTGTTACATCGACAACGGCCCTGCTTCCGTTGGCGTTTTTGTAATTGCGGGGCATGGTTGTCACCGACTTGGCAAGATTGCCAGTGGCGACATGCTGTCGGGCTTTGTTCTTGTACGTTTCTTCAACAATTTTTGAGGCCGTGCGGACGGCATGCTTCAGAATCGCGTCCGAAAGAGCTTCTCCGAGCATCTTGTCAAGCTGTTCGTAGAGGTTGCGAACGCCCGAAGTTCTGATGGTCACGAACTGGTTGAGTTGATGCAGCGCCGTCGTGCCGTCGATATCCCGCGGCGTGGCGTTGTGCCTGTAAAGCGCCATCACTCCACCTCCCGTGCCAGGATTTCGTGCATCGTCCGCACATCCCGCTCGACAACGCTGGCAATCTCCAGCGTCTTGCCACGCCATAGCAAGCGGTGCTGGTGGGTAATGCCGGAGAAGAAGCGAATCCGAATTTTGTAGGTGACCAGCGCGTTGGCCTGCATGCCCATCATCACCTCGCGGCTGCTCAGACCGTTGACGCTCGCCCAGACCTCGCCGGCCGTCGCCCAGCCGATCGTTGACTCCCCAAGCGCATTGCGAACCGTCGTCGGTGCTTGGACGGTCACCCGCTCGCGAAGTGGGCCGGCGTTCTGCATTTCACCCCACCCACACGGCTGTGTAGCTTGAGGCCACGGCGGGGGCGGTGACCGTGATCGTCGCCGTCACCGGCAGGACGGCCAGCCGGCCTGCGGCGAAATCCATGCCTGCGACTCGCAGGACGCCGTTTCCCGTGTTCTTGAGGGCCAGGGTGGAGATTGACGCAGGAGCGGCCAATGTCACCGCAGAAGTCCCCACAGTGCCGCTGGTGGAGGAGCAATAGAGCGGCGAGAGCCTCAGATGCTCCGACTGCACTCCCACGACCAGCGTCGTGCCGTCGTTGTCCTGGTAAACCACATCGGTGTCGATTCTGGCTTGAATGCTCATCGGTAGGCTCCCCAGTCAGCGGCGGCCCGCAGGGTGTCAAATGTCATCGGGATCGCACCGTAGTTGCCGACGCCGACCGACTCACGATTGACGTACCAGTGGCCGACCAAGAGCAGAATTTCATTCCGGTGCAGCCGGGGGACGCTGTCGCCGCTGGCCCCGTATCCGGCCTGCCAACGGACGATGACGCTGTTCTCGTCCCCTCGCACCGGCGGCCAGTAGTTGGCGTAGAGCGGCAGAATGCGGCCGGGGACGGTGTAGCGATCGACCTGAAACTGGCTGGCGGTGCTGGTGATCGACTGCATGTTGCCTTCTTGGTCGCGGTAGGTGACCGTGATGGCGGCGTCCAGCATTGGCGGGCGGGGCAGAACAAGCTCCCACAACGGGAAACAGTAGTAGCGAGTCTCCCAGGTAGACGTAATCAGCGTCACGTCGTGGATTTCTTCCACATACTCGCGGGCGGTGCTGATCAGACCCTGGATATAGGCGTCGTCGGCCTCTGTATCAACGCGGCAGTGGGCCTTCGCCTCAAGCAGACTCACAGGCTCGACGGTTGGCTGCACAACTCGGGCAAGACTTCGGTACGGAGTGATCGTCGGCGAGGAGTTTCTCGGCAAACCGTACAAGACCGTCGTCATTACTGACGGGCTTTGCGGGGCAGAGTAGTCGATGGAACTCATTTCCTTCTCCGCACTTTGGTGTCTGGCATGTCTGCTCGTTCAAGTCCACGCTCCTCGGCGGCCTCGGCTGTTTCGACCCGCTCTTCGGGGAACTCTTCAATGAACCCCTGCTTGATCAGTTCGATCGCCATGCCGCGATCCCAGTCAAAAACGCTGCCCACGGGGTAGGCACCGAATCCGACCAGAACACGAATGCGAATGGCACCTTCTCGGACTGCACTCATCGGACGATCCCCCATGCTTCCTTCGGGCCTGCGCCGCCCTTCCAATACTCGGTTGTGTGCTGCTGCACCTTGCCCGTGCCTGTTTCGCGGCTGGGCCAGGTAATCATCGGCTCGATGTGGCCGATCGACACCGCGGTAGCGATGCCCAAGGTGTTGCCGGCGGCCTTCCACTGATTCCAGAAGAAGATGTCTTCGTCAACGTGATCGGGAGCCTCCCAGGTGCCGTCCGCACCGGCGGCGGCGAGGAACCATGGCTTTGGCAGCTTCTTGAGTGCCGACACCCGAATCAGCGTCAGTCCGAAGTGGGCGGTGTCCACCAACTGCACCGACTTCTTGAACCAGGCGTCATCGACATCCTTCTTCTCCTCGGGGCCGACGCCCGGCAGGGAGAGCATAATCGTGTTCGCCTCTCGCTTGGTCTGGAGCGGGGCGAGGGCATCGACGCCAGAGTGGCAGAATAAGGCCACCAAAGCCTCGAATGTCTTGGTGGAGAAGACGCTGTCGTAATCAATGGTCAGGATTACGTCATTGTCGTCCATGACAAACTGCATGGCTCTCTCAAGGCACTGCCCCCAGAACGCGCCGGTGACGCGATACGGCGATATGCCGTGTGGGGCAAGTGCCTGAGAAACACAGAACATGTTGTCGGAGAAGGCGAGTCGCGGGGTGGACATCACCGCCGCGATCTTCAAGTCCGCTTCAATGTTCCCGGTACGAATCAGCATCGAATCGCTCCTTGTAGGGAGCGGGCGCGCGTCCCTGCGCCTATTCGGCCATCCTTGGCCGTCCCGCAATATTGGGACTTAACCGTTGACGATTGACAGCACACCAGCCGCCGTAGCGGACGATGGGCCGATGTGACCGCGGCTCAGGCGAGCCTCGATGGCGACGTTGACAGCCGTGGATGGCGTCACCAGCACCTTCAGGTAACGCTTCCGGTTGCGGCAGTCGATTCCGATCTTGACCGCAGACACGCTGGTCGTGTCGGTCACGGTGGGGATCGTGAAACCGCCGGTGCCGCCGCCGACCAGTGCGGTCACGTCGGTGTAGGTGGAGTTGTCGTCAGACTCCTGCACCTTCAAGACGCTGGCGAAGGTCGTTGCGGAGTTGCTGGCCCGCGCCACCACAACGTCGGCGTAGTCGTAGTCCAGCCGATCGATCACCAAGTTCGCCGTGCCGCTGGAAGCGGTGGTCGAGGTGTCAAGGCTGAACAGTACCTTGGAAATCTGGGCGTGAATCATGTCAGGCTGCTCCTAAGATCAAGAGGCGGCAGTCTTGAGGGCGACCACAGGGCCGACCTCCGACGTGCTGCCGAGGGAGTGATGGTTGATGTCGAATCGCATGGTGCCTTGCAGGAGAAGCTGATCGGTGGTCGCGTAGACCTGGTCGTAGAGCTTGACGCTGAAGTCACGCCGCTTGGCAAGGATCGAGGAGAGCTTCATGTTTCCGAAGATCACCTTGACGGCCGAAGGATCGCTGGTCAGCGTGGTGTTCATCACATGCACAAGGTTGACCTTGTAGCCGAGGAACTCCAAGCCAGCATCGCCACCGATCTGCTGCACAGCGTTACCGCCGGCAGAGTACTTGAGGCGAGCCATCGAGGCCGCGAAGCCAGCGGGCGAGACATACCACTCTGCACCCTGGCGAGCGTAGAGCGGAACCTTGCCCATGACGTTAAGGAAGTCGTTGAGCGTCAGGCTGCCGAAGGTCGTGCCGCCGGTGGCCGCGGTAACCACCGAAGCGGTGTAGTTTCCGTTGTTAATCTTCGGCACGATACCGTAGATTCCGCCGTAGGTCTGGGTGCCGTCGCCGAGCCAGCCGCATTGGTCAATTTTAAGGGCCAAGCTAGTACTAAATTCAGTTGTTACCTGATCGGCCAAGTTCACCAGCGCGTCTTCCATCACCTCCGTAGAGAGGCGGCACGAACAGGCCAATTTTCGGGCGATCAACTGCACATTGCCGTAGGTCGGCTCCGACTCGTTGATGCTTCCACCTTCGCCCACAAAGTAAGCGGAGCTTCCCGTGAGACGCTTGGGGATAATAAGGGTATCGCGAGCCATCGTCTGGGATTCAGCAGCCGGCGGGAAGGTTCCATACGTCTCGACAAGTCGGATCACGCGATCTGCGAGTACGTCGGGAACGAGGGTTCCGCCGGCCGAATTGACACCCTCGTTGAGGGCGCGGCTTTCGACGCCATGGTCGCTGCACCACCGCAGGTCTTCTTCCTTGCGGAAGATCGACGCCCGCAGCCAGCGGCCGACCTTGTAAGCATCTTCGACGGCCGCGGGGCTGTCGTTGAACGCCGAGAGCGAGCGATAGTCGATGCTTGCGACCTGTGCAGGCAGCTTCCGCTTCTCTGGCTCAGTGGCAGCAGGGGCGGGGGCGGCGGCAGGCTCGATGACGCTGCGGAGTTCCTTTTCCTTGGCAGCCAGACGCTGCTCGAACTCCAGGTCGGCCTTGACGGTGTCGGCCTCGGTGTCGAGCTTTCGCAGTTCTGCGGTCTGCTCGTCCGAACGCTCCGACACGCCGGCCAGTTCATTCATCCGCGCTGCAACGGCAGCGGCACGATCCTGAAGACGCTTGAGATTCGATGCGGCCATGGTGGCTTTGGCTCCGTATGGTGCCAACCACCAGGCATAGCAAGGCGGCTGGCGGGTGATGTTGTCCCGCTAGCGCGCCGCGACTTGTGCCGCTCGCACTGCTCTCTGCAAAATCCATCGCAGAGCAATGTGTCAGTCTGTAGCTTACACCAGAATGTTACTGCCGTGCAACTGACTTGAGGAGCGCGGCGCGAAGTGATGCCGCTCTGCCTGCGTAATCGATCGGTGGCGTAACAACTGCTGGCGTAGTTTCTGGCGGCGCTTCGCTGCGGCCCGCCGGTGCCATCGTCATCTTGTCAGCGGGGATAACCCACAACTTGCAGACGCCGCCGGCTTCGATCTCGCCAGCGACCGCCTCGCACTTCCCGCCGCCCTTGAACATCACGCAGTTGGCACACACCAAGCCTGAGTCAGCAAATGGGCTTTCGCGCATGTAGTGTGCGCCGTTGGCACCGTCCTGCGGCCACTGGCCGTTGACTTCGGCGATGCCTTCGATCGCTTCGTGCAGTTGGTCGTTTGCCGGTGTCAAGTCGTAGGCA